TCATTTACCATCTCCTTTCCACCAAAAGTCATACGCCTTATCATGCGACTGCGTTTCCCCATCAAGTGGAATCTCGCTTATACGTGTGCTGCTCTTTATCTCAGGCGCATCAACACGCTTAGAGGCCGCCTTTGCTGTTGCAGCCGCCGCCCTAGCTTCGCGTGATGCCTGGGCAAGCTCCCCAGCCGCCTCTGCTTGCTGCTCAATTAAGTCAGCAACGCGACCCGAAAGATATGCAATCGTGTGATGATGCGCGTTTTGTAAGCGCGTTATTTCCTCGGAGTGCATAGCTTGTAGCGCTTGCAAGTTTCGCTCGCTCTCTACTTTGCCTACGCCGTACCCACCCACGCCGCCCACAAGCAGCATAAGCGCGACAATTGCAGCAACAGCAATCGCTGACCGATAAACAATAAAGTAACTTTTAAGTCGGTTGATCATACCCAGCCTCTTGTCGTAAAAGACGAACCTCAACACGCAATGCAGCGACCTCTGCTTGAATCTTCGCGAGCTCTCGAATCAGTGCGTTTCGCTCTTCGTTAGCCCTATCTACACGCTCATTCGCTTCTTTTAAAAGTTGCTGCAAAGTAGCTTTATCTGTGCGCTCAGCGTCCAAAAGATCTAGCAGTCGCTGAGTGCCGTCAACAGCCGCTCTTGCATCACTCCCCGACACTTTGAGCATGTCGAGGATTTTCTTAAACCCCACCAAGCCACCCACAGCAGCTGCGAGAATAAACCCGATGGCTGCGCCGCTGTTAGTTATCAAGTCCTCAGCCATTCGGCCTCCCTTTTTAAGTTGGGTGCACTAAGCCGCTATACATAAGATCAGCGCTAGAGCCGCGCCTATACGCATCTCGCACCGCAACTAACGTATCGCCACGTGTGATAAAGCCCTTGCCCCTCTTATCAAACCCCGAGTTTTGCGCATACACTTTTGACCCTTTGTGGGCGATAATCCAGTCGTCCGGCTTGTTCATGGCTGCCGGGTAAAAAATAGCGAGATACACATCACCCAAGTTACTAAGTCTATTTTTATAGGGTAGAAAATACCGGTACACGTAATTCATTTGCTCTGCTTGACTCATCTTCGCTAGCGCGTCAACAGTCGTGCCAAGGGATCGAGCTGTGCTCGGCATGAACTGAATCAATCCCGTTGCGTTGCTATGCGGGTTTCGTACAGACGGGCTAAATGAATACGCCGTCTCAAATGCCATGCAGCTTAAAATTTCGCTCATGAATTCAGATAAATCTCGGCCTGGCATCAGCTGTATGCACGCCCATGCGATTGAGTCTCTTAGCTGCGGTGTTACTTTGCTATCGTTACCCCACCGTACGTTTGTCACGCTCTGCGATTTCGTAGAGCCTTCTCTGCCTGATAAGCTTGGCGGGGATTGATAAGAGGGTAAGTGCGATTCCGAAGAGTCTGATCCACTCTTCGGGGAAACTAGATTTAATATCCAGCGGTAAATTGATCCAAACATAATTCAGTGCCTCCGCCATCTCGGGCGTAAAAGAAAGAGTGGCCGCGCCGATTGCGGCAAGCCATGTAGACCATTGGCGATACCAAGTTCGCCAACCTGCAACTAGAGTCATAAAAGCTCCAGACATAAAAAAAGCCCACAACCGAAGTCATGGGCAAAAAATCATTAAATAAAAACCTACTCAGAAAAAACTATAATGAAAGCTCTAATTAAAAGGAGACCTAAATGAAAAATAAATCCATAGGCATTAGCGTAGAGGGGGCTCGCATGTTAAAGCCTCAAATAATGTATTTCAAGGGCTAGATATTGCGCTGCACGCTACAGGATCATCTACAGTAGAGTTTCATGAGAATACTGTTATAGGCAAAGATGTGCTATTAGCATTAAATCAAATTCAAATCAGAGCAGAAGAAAGCCCTATTCCCACAGAGAAAAAAGAAGCTATCCTGAAATCAGTGGAGGCAATGAGGCAGTCAGCAGGGACAGCTAGCTTCACAGAAAAATATAAAGACTTTATGTCTGTAGCTGCAGATCATTTAACCTTATTTCAGGCTTTCATCCCTCCCTTACTAGCACTGCTTTGACACTACTCTCAAATAGGCAAGCCACACTAAAGGGTGTGGTTACCAGCATAAGCAGACCCAACAAATGAAAAATGCCGATAAAAAAGCGCCTAGTGCGCTATATGTTGAGTAGTACTGCTACGATAAATACTGCTAGTACTGGAACCAGTAGATCCAGTTTTGCATCCAGCGACCAGCGCCATATGTCTAGCGCTTCATAACCCTTTAACTTACTTGGATCCCCTATCTTGTATTCACGTTGGGCGTGCTCTCGGCCAATGAATAATGCTGTGACAAAAGCAGCGCCGAACCATGAACCATCCTGCAGGCCTAGTAAATTAAAACCACCAATAAAAAAGCCTTGGATAACCAAGGCTACGATTAGATGCTCTAAGTGCGTTCGATTCATAAGATGCCTCCTGCAAAGATTCGCTGAGGGTTATCTGGCGCTTCGATAATTGGCAGTAGCGCCTCTTGCTCCGCGGTTAAATCAGCGCGTAGGTTGGCGTGATATCCATCCACCATCTGCATCTCTGTGTACTCATCCCCTCTTTATCCATAAGCATTTTTCCTGTAGGACGATAAACTGTGCCAACGTAATCAATAGCTACTCCAGAAGGCGTGACTAGCTCACCCTCCACATAAGATAAAAGCCCACTGATTGCAGGGCTTGATCAATAATCTGGCGATTCTCCGCTCTCAAAAAATAATCTTTCATAAAATTGTTAGCTCCTGTAATTGTTCATCGCTCAGGATCTTATCGAAAAAAATCAAAGAAGAAATGCTTTCCTCAAGGTACAGTGAATCTGAGTTAACCCTTCTTTTTCCTATGGAAAAACTCCCATTAAAGAAACCAAGAGGCAATGTAGGCAAAACTTGACTCCCTATGTATGTGCCATTTACGAAGAACTTAAACAAAAAACCATCATCGGTTTGAGTAAATGACAAAGCAGCTTTAAAAGTATCACCTGGAGAGAGAAAGTCTGTTGGCGAGGGTATTGATAAATCAAGGCCCCCTGCCCTGAGAACAACAGAAAGCCTGTTGAATGTAAAAGCCTGGACCCTAACCTCCTCACCATTTAAAGTTCCCAGCCCAAGGAAAGTATTGAACGACTTGTAAATTGGGTAATTTGCTTTAAGTAAAAAACAACCAAATCTTGTCTCGCGGATTTCAGAAAAACTAACATTAGTATTGGCCACCGTTACCTGACTGCCCTCCGTCGGTATATGTCTGGTTGGAGCTCTACTTTTCTCCACCTGTACGTTGGATACAATCAATCCGTTTTCCCCATCACCCACTACTGAAGTCCCACCGTAATAGGGGTAGAAACGAAGAGTAAATTCCAGGTTACTACTTAACACAGTGAGCGTTATTGAGAGCCTCCTCCAACCCTCGCCCAAACTTATGTTGTTAACTTTAACGTCCCTGTAGTAATCGTTATCTTCCCGAGCGGTCGGAAGCCCCCCACTCGTTAAACTAAAAACACCGTAAACCGGGACGCTCACACCTCCTGACATTAAGAATTCAGGTCTTACCGATGTTATGTATTCAGGATCGCTGCTTTTAACATCCAACCATATTGTATAAGTCGCGTCACTCTGAAGTGTTACTGCCTGTCTCACTACTCCGGTCGTAAACGAACTCTGACCATTGTTTGGTCCATACAAAGTTGCCCTTATTGGACCTCGTTGTGGATGAATTGTCGGATACGCAGTCCTAAAGTATTGTGAGCTGGAAATGAGCCAATCAGATTTAGTTAAATCACCGCTCCACTTAACCAAATTACTTCTTGCGCCACTGGACCACAAGCCCTTTTCCATTATTACGGGTTCATTAATCCCGTACTCTTGCCCGTTTTCATCCCAGTCCTTGCTTGCTCTCGTAAATTGAATCCGTGCATCCAAATACTTAGCGTCGGCAAACTGAAAATCCAACACCGGATACGGTCCATCCCCATACTTCAACTGATTCTTCGCAACCCTCAACTGATCCGCCTGATACGCCAAACCTCGTAGAGCTTCTTGCACGTTTGCCGCAATCACAGTAGGCAAGGGCTCTGTAGCTACCGTCGTCGCATGAACGTTCGCGATTTTTTTAGCCTTCTCCTGCCAATGTAATGCAGAAAATTTCCCCGGCTCCACCTCCACATCTTCAGGCGCATTTGCAAACTTATCTGATAAGTCTGAATAATGCCGCGCGGAATACTTTCCAGAAGCTACAGCAGACCCTGGCGCTTTATTTGCCCACTCATCAGCACGTGCAGCACTATTTGCAGAAGCCGTTGCGCTTGCTGCAGCTGCTACGGCTCGGTTGTTAGCATCAGAAGCACGAGTATTAACATACGTCGCCACCTCATTCATCTGAACGCGACGCACCTCTAAAGATGCAGCATGCTCATACGCTTTCTCATCAAAGGTTGCTTCATCATCCTCCGGCGTTGGCGCGGGAGGATACGGATCAATCTTTGGTATAGACATACTTTCTCCAATAAAAAAGCCCGCACTAAACGGGCTGTTTGTAATACTTAAAAATCTAAATAAAGCCGTCGAACTCAATCGAGCAATCAGACGTCGAAACATTGGGTACGACGACTTCAAAATGCTTAATGAGACCGTACCCCGTGAACGCCTTAAATGAATCAGTAGCAATCATCAAAACTGGCACAGAATCGACTTCGCTCATAAAGTCATACACTTGATCGACCTCCGTATTTCTAATCGCTAAATTAAACGTGCTTCGCTTAGATGAACGCCCTTTCCGAATATCGACCTCCCCTGAGTCGGAATCTCTACGCACGCGGCTATAAGACGTAATCCCTGCTCTAGCGCCATACTCTACGCCAATCCCAAATCGACGCTGCTGACCAAGCACAATAAGTCCTACACCCAGTTTTTCACCTCCCTTAATCTCTATGCAAATCTCTGCACGTGGGTAAGACGGCAAACGTAAAAAAAGCGCTTGGTTTCGCGCTTTTCTGTAGCCGTAGTACCAGTGCCACCAGCTTGACTGGGGCGTGATCGGATTCACTTTCTGCGCTTTCTCGTAAACACCGAGTTGCGGGTCCTCGACACGGATTTTTACTTCCGTTGCGCCAGTTAAGTTTAAGATGCCTATTGAGTTCGCAGCACGTCCTGTTTTAATCCGATATGTGATTAAATTAGGTCCCATAGCACGCGAGCTGATTTGATCATCGAAAGCGCGCCACCGATTCACCACACCCGGACTTAACCACTTATCCGGATAACCCAACGGATCATTACCCTGATTTTCATCTGCTAGCGACTCGTAAATGTAGCGCCCAAGAACAACACGAGCGCCCACTGAGTAGATCTCATCAGGATCAAAAGGCGGGTAATCATCAACGGGCACGTTCGAGTCAATGAGCATCTCGTCTGTCACCACTACCGGCTTTACGATAACTAAACTCACGCCACCTCCTTTTTGATCTTTACAACAACCGGCTCAACGGGCATTTCTTCAACACGCACTGGATAGTCGTCACCTTCCCAACGTTCTAGAACGCGCGCCATTCTTTGTTGCATCGCAATCATTGAGCGCATCATGTTTTCGTACATCTGGCGCAGCTGCTGATTCTCACGAAGCAAGCTCTGCATCAATCCCGATATATCTGGCCCTGCTGACATATTGCGCAAGATATCCTGCGTTTTGTTTGCGTTGAAAATGCGACTTGGACCAGTCACTTCAAGCTCTGGGCCGAGCTCCCCAACTAAGCGAAGCCCACCGAAGTGATCGCCGCCGCGCGCATATTTACGTAGCGGCATCTCATGTCTGCCATATTGATCAAAATGCGACTGAACAAACGCAAGCATCCCTCGATCGCCGCCCGCAGCACCTCCACTTTTCACTTCACGCAGGTAAGCCGTCATGACGTCTTGGTTAGCTGCCAAATACGCCTGCGCTTCTGACGTAACCCCAGGCTTGTGCGTTCGACCTTTGTTTTCACCGGGTTTGTCAGTACGGTTTTCAGCCCAGCCATAGCTGCTGTAATGAAGCTGCGCAAACTTCAAGTAATCAGTCGGTGACGCCCAGCCCTTGGCTACTTCTTCTGCAAAAGACCCTAGTAAACCTGTATTTCCGAGTAAGTAGTTTTTGGCTGCGGACTGACTACTGAACTGAAAGTCGCGACCGCCGAAACTTGTGGACTGGCCGCTGGCAGGCGGTTTTGCTGCTTGCTCTGCTTTCATGGCCACGGCTAGTAAACGCATACCCTCGTCTAACGAAGTCATCGACAAATTCAGACCCCGCAGCTGCTCGTACTGCGCTTGCATCGTGCCCAACTGACTTTGAATCGTTTCGATTTGCTTAGATGCCAGCTTTTCGGCTTCAAATGCAGTCTGTAAGTGCTTAATTAACTCCGCCACGGACTGGGTGTTAAGATCCACGGCCCGCATAGCATCAATTTGAGACTGACTCAAACCGTGCAATGAACTTGTTTCACTCTTAACGCCAAGGATGCCTTGAATCTGCTCACGGGTCAGATTCTGCAATACGGCGCTAGCGTTATTACCCGTGCGTAACGCCTCGAGCTGATCTTGGGTTAGACCCACATTTGCAGCCGTCTTATCATCAACCGATTTAATCGCAGCAATCTGAGCTTGTGACAAACCCGCGAGTTCGAACGCACGTTTCGTGCCTTCGCGCAGCTCTGCAAGCTGATCTTGCATCACCTGCAATTGCTGCTCTGCAATGGTCAGTTGTGGCTTAGCTAGCGAATTGATGCTGTCTAGCTGATTCGCTAACACAAGCTGATCGCGCTGACGCTCAAAAATAGAGCCGTAATACCGGTCATCTAGGTCTGAACGAATGGATCCTACTGCACTGCGCAGCTTGTCGGCATCGGGAAGAACGCCGGTGCTGATTGTATTGCCGATTACGCGCCAGCCTTCTGCCGACTGCATTTCAAATAGCTTCGCACCGCCTCGCAGCTCATTGACCATATCCGTCAGCATAGAGCTCACGGACGTCAAAGAACTAATTTGCGTGTTCAATGACTTTTGCAGTGCGTTTGCGACTTTATCTGTGCTCTTAGAAACCTGCTCTAGTTCACGGATCTGCTTTTGCGCTAGCTCTTTGAATGCAGACATAAGCTTGTCTACATGGGATCGAGCCGAATTATACGTTTCTTGCTCTAGACGCTGACGTTCTTGATACGCCTCCGCCTGACGTCGCTCTAGCTCTGCGTAGTACTGATCTGCAGCGCTTGCAGCACCGAGCAATGCGGCAATAGTGTGCTGATTCGCCTCAGTGACTTCCCCAAGAGAATCTACTAGCTGCCTAAAGCCTTCACGGCTACTGGGCAACTGCATATTCACAGCACCGAGCGTGTCGACCAGTTGTCTGTGTAGATGCTCTTGGCGCTCTGCTTCTGAGTAAAAGCCCTGGTAAAACGAAGCTACGTTTGCTGATAAAGCATCTAAACCGCCAGAGGCCATACCCAAGCCGTGCGCCACATCAAAGCTTAAATTCTTTAGATTCTCAAGCGGCATCTGATTAAACGCATCAGATAACGCATTCACCGCGCCCACAGTTGCAGAGATTTCAGAAACTAAGCCTTGGGCCTGCTCGGCCGTTAAGCTACGTACATCAACACCAGCAAGCATGTCACGAATGACTTGCGGCATCTCAGAACCTACAGCTTTCCATGCCTCTAACGCAGCAAAGTGAACCTCTGACTGCAAATTAGCGAACATTTCTTCTGCGGTACCGCTTTTGCCGCCAAAGCCGTCGCCTTTTTTGTTGGTACCAAAATCAACAATTGAGCCATCACCTAACTGAATCGAACCACCGGCAAAGGTGCCGCCACGCCCTTTATCGGATGACTCAAACATGCCGTGGAACCACGCAGTTTGCGCCTTAGCACCGACACCCTCTAAGACCGAGTTGATCGTGTCAACGGTCGAGCCAAATAACTGTGTTGCCGCGTCAATCGTCGCTTGGCCGCCGTAGCCACCGCTTGGCCCACCTTTTGCCACAGCCTGCCTTGCAGCCAAGTCGTACTGCATATAGGCACCGTGGCGTGTTTCGCCTTTAAATGCTTTATCTAGCATTCCACCAAGTTGGCTACCAATAAAACTGCCAATAGGCCCACCTAGCAGCTGACCCGCAGCACCACCAAGACCGGCGCCCCATTTACCCTGCGTTAACTGATAAAGCGACGCACCATAAGCAATACCAGCGCCAGCCATATCTAGTGCTCCGCCGATCTTATCCGCGTTCATCACTAAATTAGCGCCAAAATCTCCCAACGAGCCATTTATGCTTGCTAGCGAACCACCAACACTTTGCACTAACCCCGCGGACGAACCGGCAAATCCAGTGAATGGGCTAAATGACGATAGGCCCAAAAGACCACCCGTGCCTTGGGCATTTGCTGCACTGCTAAAACCACCTGTAATCATGCCTGCAGCGCCGGCCGCAATTGGCTGAATAATTGGACGCAGCACCAATGAGCCGAACATGTTCTTGAGCGTATCAATGAAGTTACGCCCAAAGTCTTTGCCAGACTCAAATCCGCGCATGAGGGCATCAGTCAAAGAGCGTTCGATTTCTTCATGAGCGCGCTTAGCTGTATCAGCCATATCTTGATAATATTTCTGCTCAGCCTCTTGCCGCTCACCTTTATCTAATAAACCGGTTTGGTGCTCTTGCTGAATCAATAGCTCTTTTAAAGCATCAATTTCTTGCTCGATCTGCTTTACATACTCCTTACTAGCGCCTTTAGCCACCTCCACAGCTTTTATGTTGTTTAGCGTCGCAATACGAGCACGAGTCTCAGCTTCAGCGCTACGAGAAATAGCGGCCGCACTTAGCCCAAATGTTTCAACGCGTTGGCGCAAGCTAGGAATAGAGGCTTTGATGCTCTTAGCTTCATCTTGAATCGCTTTTACATGCTCTGGTGCCGCAAAAGCCACCAACTCATAGGCCTTTTGCAGCTTTACTAACCCTTTTGTGTGCTGCTCTTGTGTGATTTTGCCCTGCTTGAGCGCCTGATCTAACAGCTTTTGGCTCTTAACCCACTCTTTTTCGGCTTGGATGGCTGGGTAGAGGGAGCCTACTAGATTATCTACCTCGTCGGCTAGTTTCTTGGCTGCCTCTGCGGCCTTCTTTGAGGAGGACCGAGTATTAGTAGAGATGTTTTCAGTAACTGCTTTAATACGAGCAACAATCTCTTCTTGTGCTTTTAGCCCCACCAACTGAGCTGCTGTCTCAGCCCCTTGAGCGGCTAAGGTTGCCTCAACGCCCAACGCCATCATCGCAGCATACTCGGCTGCACGAGCCATATTCATGCGAAGCTGTACTTCTTGCTCCGCCAGTTTGTTTAATAGCTCTTGCGCACCTTTGATTGCAGCCGCATCCTTTTCTTTAGTGGCTCCCTCTAGTTTTTGAGCTATATCGATCAGGTTTGCCCAAAAGCCAGCTTGTCTAGCCTGCTCTTCATTAGCTCCCTCTAGACGCGCTTTATACTCAGCAGCCTGTTGAGCGGTCATGCCAATCACATCAAGCGATTGCTGTAGTCCTGAAAGGAGTTTGATGAAATCAGCGTCAGATAAGCCTTTCAGAGAGTCGTTTAAGGAGTCTTGGGCTGAGGCAGCGCCCTCAAGCTCTCCTTTTAACTCAGCTGCTCTTTCCGAAAATAAGCCGAATTTATCCCGAGCGGCATCAATTCCACCATTGAGAATGATTACATCACTAATAAATCTTGGGTTAATGCCAGACGTCTCCCTCATTTCAAGAAGCAAAGGCAGTAAATCCTCTCCAGCCTCCTTAGCCTCCACTACCCTTTGACGAAAATCTATCCACTCATCCTGAGACCAATCACTTCTAAGCCCATTCACCTCATGCAATTTAGCTATTAGCTTTGTATAGGCGTCTTCTAATTCCTTAGCCTGAGACTCAAGCTCTCTCTCAACTTGAATTAATGCCGCCTCCCTTTGAGCCGTATTCAACTCTCGAAACTTTTTAATCGTCTCATCAAGACTTTCACCCAAAGTATCAAACGAAAACTTCGACTCTTCGGTAGAGTCTCTTAGGGCGAGAAAAGCTGTTGCTGCCAAACCTGCTGCAAGAGTAATGCCCCCAATAGGCCCACCTACCAATCCCAACAAAGACGCGCCCAGCCCTCGATTTGCCACGGTAACCGCTTTGGTAGCAGCCTCTAGCTGCCTTTGCGCTGGAATTAATGCGGTTTGAACTAAAGTCAGCCGCTGCATACCTGTAGCAGATGCAACGGTTGCCTGAGCTTCAGCCAAGCGAGCCTTTGCATATATTTCTGTCGCTATTGCGCTATTTCGAGACGCAGCTGCTTCAGCTATTTTTGCAGCCGTTAATTTGCCTGTCTCAACAAGCGCTAAGGTTGTTTTTGCTGAGTAAGCGGTTAATCCTGCCCCAGCGGCAACAATAGCAACATTTAAAACACTATCTATGTTGTTGCCAAGTAAGTCCAACCCTTCTGCCAGAGTTGCTGTTACCTGATAGGTTTCATTTGTTCTACCAATATACTCGCCAAATGCACTATTAATGTTCTGCATGGCGTCCCTAACGGTAGTAGGCATACTCTCAACAGACTTAAGTACTTGAGCATTACCCTGAACCAAAGCTGTTGCAATCATTTCAGCTGAGATTTTGCCCTCAATCCCTAGACGGCGCATCTCTTCAGTAGACTTTCCCGTGGTCGCGGCCAGTAAATCGACAACATTATCTACTGTGCTATAAATCGTCATCCACGCCTGAGCATCAATACGCCCTCGCTGCAAAGATTTCGCAAGCGCTTCCATGGCTGCCGCACCGCGCTGAGCATTGGCTCCGTTAACTACAAGCAGACCGGAAAAGGTATCAACAGCGTCGATACTTTGATCCAATGATAAGCCCATGTCGCGCAGCACTGGCGACATTTGAATAAAGCTCTCACGGGTCTCATTAATCGCACGGTAAGTAGCTTGGGCTGATTTCACCATGCGTTTTTGGACGTGCTCATATTCTTCGGCGCTCTTGGTGGCCATGCGAATACGGCTAGCATACTGGCCCCACTCGTCAGCAACATCAATAACGGCCATGGCAGACAGGCCGCCTAAAGCAGCAACCAAGCCCCTTTTAATCGCCCTTGCTGCTGCATCTGCCTCTGAGGCCATGCGATTCATTGAGCCGCTGGTGTCGGTATTGCTTCTAGTAACCCGTACGCCAGCAGACTCCAAGTCCCTCAAGGTCTGCTCTAGCCGTTCAGCATCGACTTGAGCATTTCTAGAGTCAATAACTATGCTTAAACGACTCTCTTGGGTCATATCCAACTCCCATGAAAAAAGCCCCTCAAACTGAGGGGCCGCAAATATCTATCTATGAAATCTAATCAAGGACTCCTGTAGAGCTTATGCCCTTCGGGAGATTGTTAAGCAAAAAGTAATCAAAAATCTTCTCCTTACCCACGCTTATTCCTTTAATACTAAAGCTAGTTAAACTAAGCTCATCACCATATTTAATGAAAATACAGGTAGCTTTATCACGAGAAGGGCTAACTTGGCCGCTATCCGTATAATCAACTTCGACGGCATACTGCTTGGCCCCCTTGCCGCTCTCTGCAAACATAATATCCATAACTGCTTTGGCGGACTCGCTAATACCCGACTCTGTCCCATAATAATTCCGAACAAAGTCCGCCCTCCCTATTTCTCTAGAGGTGACAGCCGCCTCATTGAGGTTTACAGATTTTGGGTTAGCTGCTTGGCTTTTTGCGATTCCCTCGCAAACGCTTTTCATTTTTCTCTCTTCTCCACCCAAGCACCCTGTTAGCGCCATCGCACATGTCAACACAGCCAATACTTTTTTCATGTCCTCTCCGTAACAGTTAAATTGCAGAAACTATAGTCAATGGGAAAGAACTACACAATTGCGAAGCCCAAAAAATTAAGCGATTTAAGTTATTTGACACCTACAAGCCAAAACGGGCTCTTCAAAATAAATCCAGTCTTGAAAACCACCATTTAAAAAAATAACAAATTGAAATAAATTATATTTTCTGTTTATTTCCTGGTAAGAAAAATGAATCAAATTTATTTTTTCCGCACCCTAGTGTTATCTCTGTTTTTCCTATTCATTGGCTTGCCTTCATCCCACGCCCAAGGCTTGCCAGATACCTCACAGATAGGGCAATATGCCACTCCAAAAACCCGTTACGTAGGCCCAGCAACCTTAAATGTAAGAATTGAGCCAAGAACCGGAGCAATTGTGGCAAAGCTAGAACGGGGCACAGAGGTTAAAGTCTATGACGAAGCCAATGGCTGGAGTCTCACTTCCCCAAACTCACAACAATGGGTCTCAAGCGAATATCTTTGCACAACCCCAAACTGTGCGGACAACTCAAGATGGTTTTATGTGCCGCAGCCCAAAAGGAGCCAACCTGCAGCCAGAAGCCAATCAAGACCTACTTATTCGGCGGGATGCCCATGCTCCTCAGGCAGTAATTGCTATGGACCGCGCGGAGGGCGGTATTGCATCACCTCTGGCGGAAATAAGCGCTACAGATAGAAAATAAGCATCTGCCTAAAACCCAACCAAGGAGACTAACCGTGTCATTTAGATTTAGAAAAAGCGTGAAAATCGCTCCTGGCATTCGTGTTAATTTCAGTAAATCTGGAGTAAGTACGTCTATTGGTAAACGAGGGGCAACTGTAAACCTTAGCAAAAGAGGTACTCGAATTACAGCAGGTCTACCCGGAACAGGGCTATCAGCTTCTAAGTTATACCCATCAAAAAAACAAACACAAAGCTATGCGCCTAAATCATACTCAAAGGCTGAATGGATCACCTCTTTTGTCATTGGAGTCATTGCTTGCTTGTTCTTTGCCTTTAAAACAACCGGAGGAGCCCAATTTTTATCCATTGTGGCATTGATAGTGCTCTTGATCGCTATTTGCGCAACTGCAGTTTCATCAAAAAAATCCACCCCCCTAAATCTTTAGGAGTAGCACCTGCAGCAAAAAACGCCAATCTATACGTATCCCTGGCAGCAGCTCCTGAGACAAAAGCAGCTCCTAAAAAAAATGCCATTCCCGCAACAACCTGGCAAGATAGAGCAGCCGCAGTTGGGGCTCTAGTTGACCCAAAAGACAAAAAGAGCACCACTACCGGTGATGCAGGGCGCCCCACTCTCTCAGGACAGTCTTTAATGAATCGGGGCTTACAAGCCAACGTTAACGGCGTCCCTACTTACGAGCTGGTAGATCAAAAACATAATTTAGATGTTATGGTTGCCTGTGCTGAAGCTGAAATCTCCAACTACTGGCAACAACCCCAAGGAGAACGATTAAGCGCAGCTCCATTCTTCTTTGAGCGCGCAGCTATCCTTTATCGCAAAAACAAACAATACGAAAAAGAAATTGAGATTTGTGAAGCGTGGATAGCTATTATGAACGACTATACAAATCAAGATATGGAGCGATACGCAAAAGTGCATCTAGGGCCAAAATCAAAAGCCATTTACCACCGATTACCTAAAGCTCGTGAGCTACTAGAGCGATCAAAAAAATAACCACCCACAAAAACGCCCCTCGTTTGAGGGGCTTGGTGTTCTTGGTGGTTGGTGGTGTTGGGTTGCAAAAAGCACCTCGAGGGCGCCTTGAGATGCTCTCCATAATAAGCTCTTGTACAACCTCTTACGCGTAATTAACCAGACCTTTCTGTTCTAGCCAAGAAAACGCCGAACGTCATCACTCCTGGAAAGTGCCTATTTAATACTAACTGCATAGCCTTAAAATGAGCTCCGGCTGTTAGCACATCGTCTACAATTGCGATAGTTTTTGGAGTTGGGTGACTCAAGGTTAAATCAATCTCATAATTAACAGAAAGCTCCTGAGGAGAAGGTCTTTTTCCTATGGCTAAGTGCGAAGAGTCTGTACTATTTTTTTGATAAACTAGATCTCGGATATCCAAAGAGCGCCCAGAGCCCATAGCATACAAAACTTGCAGCATCCGATCGTCATACTCGGAATTCCCTTTAGCTTTAGATGGGGGACAGGGACCCAGGTTGTATCCTGCACATTAGGATTCCCCCAATCAAACGCCTGGTTAAGCAAGGCCCCATAATCCCTTATACTCTCTATCTTCCAACGGTACTGCGGAGTTCCAACAAGAGTTACGCTCTTTTTTAAGTTTGAAATAGCTTGATTAGTCGGGCTATGCCCATAACCTGCTCTTGGCGTGTACTCCCCAAAATAATAACAAGCATCAGTCTCTTCTAAGTAAAAATGATCACGCTTATGAGCCCGCTCTAGCTTTTTAATCCTCATTATGCCAAGACCTCTAGTATTTGCTCAAACTCGCTAACTCTTATGGCTCCCTGTCTTTGGAATCTAGCTGGCCATGTGATGGCAGGATTTTTAAAGCAACTATCTAGGATAAACAATCTTCTACCCTGTTTTATGGCAGCCCTTGCTTGAGTCAGTGTGCCCGAGGTTTCGCTGGCCTCGACAATTACTGTAGCGTCAGAAAGAGCCGACATCGTTGCATTTCTCTCTGGAAAAAACAACCTATTCCAGCGATAATTTTGGGTTGCGTAGCGCAAAACTGGCACTTGACTGATAACAAGATGCTCTCTAGCTATGAGCTCCTGTAGGCTTTTATTCGACTTAGGGTATGCCTCAGTAATGGGGGTGCCTATAACGCCAACAGTCGCTCCATCGTACTTTAGAGCAGCTGTATGTGCCGCCGTATCTATACCTTCAGCTAATCCTGAAAATATTACGAAGCCCTCCCTAGTTAATAGGCTAGAAAGTTTTCTTGCTCGCCTTATTCCCTCTACGGATGGTTTCCTGCTCCCAACAATTGCCACAGATTTTTCTGAGTATGCTAAATCAGTATTCCCTTGATAGTAAAAAAGCTCTAGAGGGTAAGTAGCATCTCTTAGCTTTTTAGGATAATCTAATGTCCCAAATACTGATATACCAATCTCCCCTATATTTGCTTTTTTAAACTGAGCTTTCAACAGCTCTAAAGCATTATCTACCTCAGCACCCGGAACTAACTCAGAGGGTGTTTTCCCAGGGTTTTTGTTAAAAAGCTCTGCTATTGTTTTAAATGTAGCCCCCTGAGAAAGCCACAAAGACTCATAGGCCGCCATTTCTCGTGACGGCTCAATCGGCTTAGCCTCAAAGAAATCATCAAGATAAGCGCTGCCCATGCTCTCCCCCAAAACACCTAAAAAGATTTATTATACACGTAGGTACGTGTAACCCTCTACCTCCCGTTGCTAGTCAACACCACCCCATCCAACTCAAACACCGCCGCATCAAGCAGCCTGCGTGGCAGCGGCGATCCATACGCCTCTACCGCCGCTCCTATCTCATTAGGCCCCAACGCCATCGGCACACTACCCATACCGCTCGACGCATAACGCCTAGAGCGCGACGCCATCATGAAGATAAAGATGATGTGCTCCGTAATGGCATCCGTCTCAGGCTCATCCGGCGGTGTGATGTTTAGCTTTTGGTAGATCAGTGCACGTTTTTCGGTTTGGCCGCCCCAGTCCCTTTCCCACTGGAAGCGCTCGATGGCTTTCCCACGACTTCCTGCTGTTCTTGAGCTGAATCCATCGCCACTTCAACCGCTTTAAACATGACCCAAGACACAAGGTTAGGATTAGATTGCAGCAAGGCCGTAGCGTTTTCGGGCGTGTAGCCCACAGCTAAGCCTTCGTCATTCAGAATCTCGCCCTTCCAGTCTTGGACGATGTAGCGACCCATTAACTCGGCCTGAATGCTCATTTCTGAACGGTCATTGGCGTCAATCGATAGGTTGTGCAGATCAAGGCGGCTTTCTTTACGCTCTACCAAGCGCCGCGCGCGTTCAATCCCAATGCGGTATTCGTCTTTATCGATAGAAGCAATCTTGAATGAGATGCCATCTTGATAATCAAACCAACGCGCTTCGAAATCATTGGCTGCTTGGGATTTAATACGTAACGCCATATTAGTTATTCCTTAAATACAAAAAAGCCGCACTAGGCGGCCGATTCATTTCAATTAATCAGTCTTAGGGGTCAGGTGTGGTAGCAGGCTTGCGGGTAATCGTTGGCGACTGTTTGGCCACAGAGTAATTCAACGTCACCTCTAGCAAATCAGACTTACCGCCACTTGGCATTTCCCCATCTACCTCAACAGCGGGGAAATTAAAGACATACTCATTATCTAAGCTGTCTTTAATCGGGAACTCAATTGCAATGGTTTTGCGCGTCATCTGGTTTTTCCAGATTTCCCACGCTTTCTTAGACCACGCCAAAGTCACGGTGCCTGTAATATCAGCGCTAGTCTCTTTCAAAGCGCCAGGGCCTAGCTTGCCGCTACCTAAGCAGCGCTGTGTTTGTAGGTTGTTATCTAGATTAATCGTCATGCCCGATACGCAAGCCTGACCCTCTAGATTTTGTCCGTCCACTTTGACGGTGCCAACGCTAATCGAAGAAACGAACGGTGTCTCGCTAATCGGCTTTTTAGTAGTCACAAAGGACGTTTCTGCATCCTCATAGTCCATGCAAGACAAGCCAAGCGACAGCGTTACTTTGCCTTCGCCTGGTATATCTATTGCCATCGTGCGAACATGCGCACCTTTAAATAAGGCATAAACACCTACGTCACGGTAGTCTTTAGCGATACTAAACGTGGTGCGCTTCTCGCCAATGCTTAAAACATCGCTAACCCAACTGCCATAAAAAGCCGCCGCTAAGAACTCATCAAAAGTGCCAAATGAAAGTTCAGCGCTTAGGTCGCCGTTAATATCAACCGAAGTAATAATGCTGCCCTGCGATAAACGGCTGTCTGTAATTTCTTCCGACTGATCCAGATTGGGTGTCGGGGTTAACGTGTTGCCAGTGAGACGTAAAACATCCCATTGGCCTGTAGTTGGCGTTACGCCAGGCGTATCTTCTTTAATTGCGTGTGATACGACTTTTGCGCCTGAAGACATAACTTCTCCTTTAAATAGGCAATAAAAAAACCGCCTATTAGGCGGCTAGTGAAAAGTTGGTTTGTGCCGTTCCACCTCCAGTTGAACGGCTGCAATTTCTGGAGCGACATCATCTTTGGTGATAGAAAACCCCTCTAGTACAGCGCGCCGGACGCCTAAACAGGCTTGCTGAAAGCTCGGGTACTCATCGGCCCAATCAAGAGCAAACCCTTCCTCGTTGATCTCGAAGCCCAAAGCTTGCCCTATCCCGTCGGTCATGTCGGCAAAGATCAAAAACATGACGTTATCGGGTATAAACACATTGTCATGCAAAGCGGTTTTGTTTTTAATCGCGCTATTACGAATGCACGTCTCAATTTCCTTTTCGCTCAACCGTGCGCCGTCATTTAATAGGGCTAAATGAAAAACGTGGCTCAGAGCGTTTACGTAAAATCCTTTCATTACGCCACCTTTGGGTAGACCATACTTAGCTGCCCTCCCTTTTGAGACACTAGCATCATGCGCGCCTCAAAGTCTTTTAAATCAGCCGATGAGTTAGCGATATTCGTCACAAGAGCGATCTGTTTGTCTAGCAGTTCCTGCCCTCCCTCTGTTAACCATTGATGCATCTTTTCTGATTTATGCTTCCTCTCCTTTAGCTCTGCATGGACCTCACTCGGTAACAAGCAGCCATAGACCCATTTTTCAGTTAGCTGACCGTACAAGGCAGGAGTTCCACCTGAATGACCTGTGTACTTTGTGTGCGTGGCACGAGCTAGCGCTTGATAGTAACTAGGAGGAAAGCGTAGCTCCCATTCAGAAGCATCCTCACGTAAAAGTAGCGGTAAAAAATTAGTGTTGCCCTCTGCGCGAATGCCGCTGCGGATAATTTCGTCAATCTGCTCGTCGCACCAAATGGCAAAATCAATATCCAGCCACTGGGCGAACCGAACCGCCAGCTTAGGGTGAAGCCAAGTCCCACCACCACGATCCAGTCTTGCTTTGCTGGTTTTTACATATGGGATTTTCCCATATCTACGAATCAATCCCTCAAGGTACTTTTTGGTCTCAGGCAGCCGAGTCCACTCTGTTGGCGACTTTCCATACTTACTCGCCGCCTCAGTCGCGTTAAACCAGCCATCTAAGTTAAAGCTGTACAAATGCCCGTCAAAATCACACTTAATGACCTTACTCATTGCGCTCTCCTGCTACGCCTAAACAAATACGATGCACAGCCAAGAGTGGAGGCGTACCCACCCCTTTCGGTAGCTAACCTAGGCTGCGCTAAACTTTCCCTCTCCTGTTGTCACGACCAACAAAAAGCAAAAAGCCCCAATTAAGGGGCTCTAAAAACAATAAAGCGGGCTACTAGCCCGCTCTAAACCTGATGATTACGTTGCACTGGTAAAAGCCACGTCCCTGTGGTCGGCCTACAGAATCGCTAACACCCACATCTACTTGGCTCACCTCTAAACACTCAAGCGCTCCTTGTGACCAATAAGAAAAATGCTCCTCTAGTGCATCCGTCAAACGATTCAATGGCCCCAACCCCGACCCCACTCGATCAAAACATTGAACGACTAAGCGCCCCGGTTTACGTGTATACGGCCTATCCCCCATACCTGCCATAAATGCAGGGCCATGCTGAATAGTGGCTCTACACCACAACCCCTCACTCGGCGGCTCAAAAGGAATCGGCTGATTTGGATAGTCAATCCGCTCTTGCTCAATGCCGTCAAAATCTGCCAAACGTCCCATCAAAACAATGCGAATTTCCTCATATGTCATTTGTGTTTCTCCGCAACAGCATCAAAGGTGACACCGTACACGCCGTGCGGCGCTTGGCTTGAATGCCCATTCTCAAGGGCCTCAGCATAGGGAAGGTTGTTTTGAATAAAAACCTCGCTAAATGGTTCATTATTGGCATTAATAACAGCCACGCCCTTTCTTAGCGTCTCACTGCCATTTTTATCCTGCTCATTCATGTCCTGAGTTAAGTCCGGGCCATCAATAGATACTCGATTATTGGCTTTAAAAACACCATCCTGTACCGGCGCAGAAGTTATGACTCCCTGCAACATATCCACAGCGACGCTATTACGTTTCTTAGACAAATCCCCCTCAATAGCTTTAATAAACATTGTTGGCTTTTTGCTCCAACCTGCCATATTAGATCCTCCTCAAGTGCAGCTTCCAAGTAGCTGAAACTGGATCTTGCCCCACGTTCAGCACCGTCATGCCGTTAATGGCATCTCCCATCTTTGGGGTATCAGTCACCTCAGCCTGCAAAGCTGTTAACTGCTCATCGGTAGCCATAACTAGCACCCCATCGACTAGAGACTGCTTGAAGCCACTAAAGACCCCTCGACCTGTATACGTTTCAACAATTTCAGGCCGTGTCTCCGTGACCGGATCATATGGACCTTGGCCAACGACCCGTTTGCCCTCAAAAGCTGTTACTGCGTCAGCTAAATCCGTATCAAAGGCTGCGGCGACTTCGGCGGTTAACTCAGCTCGTAAACTCATGTCACACCCTTTTCAACATCATCACGCCGCTACGCTTCGTCAGCCACGGCTTAATTAATGCCAGCGCAAATGCTTCGCCGGCAGAGAGGTTTTGAGCTGTTGCGCTATACGTCTTACTGACCGAAACCCCATCGGCGTCAACCGCTTTACTTAGAACGCCCGTTTCAGTCGCTGCGTAAAGCTTGCCGGCCGCTGCCTCTTTAGCGATTTCAGCCCCTGCTTGTTTCCACGCATTAGGAATTGGCTCGATTTCAGGCAACCCTTTATTACCTAGCCAGACATTAGCCATCAGGACGGCACGGTCCTTTGCCTCAGTAGTAGCCCAAGACTCACCCAACAACATATCCACATCAACAACTGAAACAAACGTACGCATTTACTGCTCCTTTGCTAGCTTGAGCAAATCGGCCTTTTTTGCCTTGGGATCAAACTCAACCCCAAGCTCGGTTAAGTAAGCCTGCAACTCGTCTACCGTCATGTCGTCTAGCTCTTTAACTACAGGCTGATCTAGGACGACTGTTTCAGCCTCTGCTTTATCAGCATCGCTAATAGCCAACTCAGGTACTGCTATAGCCTCAGCCGCATTGCCACCAATAGTCTCAACTGGCACACCTAGGGCTTCATACGCTTCGGCAATCACAGGAAAGTCGCCCTCAATAGACACATGCTCGACACCAGCCTCAGGCTTTACGAAATAGCGCGGGTGACGGACAGCAAAGCCACTAGGAAAGTCCACGCAGCGCATTGTGTATAAAAGTCGCATTTATACCTCCATAGAAAAAGGAGCCGAAGCTCCTTGTGGTTAACCGCCTACTGGCGCACTCAAATCAAGCAAGACACCTGCAGTCATCTTGTTGCTACCAGCGTGCTTTTTCCAGTTATTTGCAGAGCCAATCGCTGCCAATGTGGGATTAGCGCCGCCCACATCGTCTTTCCAGCTATACCCATTAACTCCAAGTTAAAAGTGCCTTCGCCACGAATACCAATCGCTAGGTTCTCTTGATCGTTAATATCGTAAGCACGGAAACCGGGTGCTTGTGACTCGATTACTTGAATTGCACCGGACTGCAAGCCAAACGCTTTATCAGTTGGCACCTTGTCAGATACTAGTACCGGTTTACCCAACGTGCCTGGTAGCCCGCCATAAATGACAATTTCAGACTCGCCATAAACCTGATTGGTTAGTGCGTCATCAATGATGTCAAAGTAGGTGTCAGAGTTCATCACCCAAAGACCAATACGGCTGAAACGATCACCGAACTTACGCATACCTCGCGTTAAAGCCTTGCGACCATCGGTTGCGATACTACCTTGGGCCACCATTGCTGCATTACCACCAATAGCTGCCTCTAGCGCGGCCAACGCATATTGAAGGCGTCCCTCCATAAGCGCATCAGCCATATCTTGACCAACTAACATGGCAAACTCTTCTGGAGTACGTGCCCGACGCTTAAACGCCTCCTCTGTGGAAGCATAAGGGCCATACTTGTATGGGCACTTCACACCAACGGACTCACCAGAGCCGATTTTTTTCGGTGTAACGGCACTGGTTGAATTCACATCGCGGTGTTCGATGCTACCGCCTACCCGATAGAAAGCGCTTTTATCAAAATCACCTTCAATTACCTCACTGCGATACACAATTGCACCGTTAGAAGCCGCGTTAAACACCTCTAAATTATCTTGGAGACGCTCCAAATACGCTGTTTGCGCTAAGCGGTTATAAACCACCATGTCGCTGTTAACTGTTGTTGCCATAATCATCAAATCCTTTACTTAGGAAGTTTTAAAAATGCCTCTTGACCATGCTCATGGATAAAGGCTGACTTTTCCTGCATGGTCATATCGCTTCGCTTTTTGCTACCGCTCTTGCCGCCTCGATCACCTGTTTGGCCTGCCCCTTGGGCTCTCGGCCATAAGTGCGGCGCAGTCTCTTGCAAGGACTCAGCCCACTCCAATGGCGTAAGCGGTGTTTTTCCATCTTTGCCATAAATCACCTCACCGTCTTTATCTAATGCGACAGGCAGGCCATCCTCATTCAATCTAAAGACACTTCGTGCACGCAAAATAATGTCATCTGCAGCTTCAGCTAAGGCCCCTGCTTTCGTTGCCGCCTCACGGATCGAATCAGATAACACTCGGTCTTTAAACTGATTAGCAAATGCTTCTGCTTTGTCTGCTCGCTCTCGCTCTACCTGCAGTTGTTTTTCCAAGTCGCCTCGCAAGCGTTCTGTACGACGGGAAACCACCTCATCTATCTTGCCCTCAGCAATTAAGCGAGACTCCTCGTCTTGGCCTGCCTTCGCCACAATGGCTTTCACTGCATCAATATCCAGCCCTTCAAATTGAGCGTGAAGTGTGTCCAGATCCCCTTGCGCTGTTTTGAGTTTGCCTAACAGCTCAGAATTTTTGCTTTTTAAACCACCGGTCTCTTTTTCAAGTAGCTCTTTAGCTTTTGTACCTAACGCCTCCTTGAGGGCTGCGGCTTTCTCTTCAGGCAAATCTAGACCCAACTCAGATAGATCAATATCGTCAAACATGTACTTATCCCCTTAGGATGTGATTGCGCCCACCTTATGGGCATAAAAAAAGCCACCCCTTAGGTAGCTCATAAAAAACAAAACCCGCATTTCGCGGGTTAAATCTAGTCGTCTAGCAGCTCATCACGCCGCATCATCATGTTGATTTCCATCTGCAGCCATAGCCCAGCTTTCGCGAACAAAGGCTTTCTGTAAATAATGCGATGCTCAAACCACTGCCAAAAAATGTAGTCACATGGGTCACTTGCTTTTTTAGCCACCGAATACACTCCTAAAGGTTTCTGCGTCACGTTGTCGCAGTTCCTCTAGAGTGTATTGCCTACCGCGTGGATCGATAAAGCGACTTAAGTCGTAGCCTCCCTCTTTGTAAAGCTTGTAACGCTTAGGCCCTAGCCACTCTTGCTGAAATGCAGCGTCTTGATTAGCAAACCACTTGCCGTAGTTCGTGCCAGCTTTAACTTGCCCTATCTCAAGACCTGCTTTAGCTCGCTGGGCCTTAGTCATCTTGCCCACAGCTCTAAACTGAGGCGGTAAAGGCACGCGTTCGCCATCCACACCTATTTTGTAGCCACCTCGTACTTTTAACGAGCGCACAAAAGGTCGATCACCCACCAAGTCGCCGTCCATACTAGGCGCGAGCATGGTACGACAGTTCGGGTGGTAAGGAGGTCTAGGATAAGCGTCCCCGACTTTGTAGCGAGTTCCATCCATCGCAGCGCAGTACTTGCTCGTGCGACCATCTAGTGTGGCCACAACCACTACGTAGGCAACACCCAGTTTTTCGTAAACGTCCTCGTATGCGATGTTGCCGATATGGTTACGTGCCGTGCGTACTACTCGCTCTACATTTACCTTTGACTGGTGCATCAACCCGTCCTGATATTTAAGGGCTTCAGTACCACGTAAAGCTCTAATCACCTCTGAGTTAGTCTGGCCATCTGCAAAACCTTGGCGAATTGCTGAATACACTTGCGCTTTATTTCGCTCAACGGCTTGGCTTAACAGAGCGTCTAACAACTCACCACCAAACACAGGCCGCTCACTGGCCTTTTTAAGGATTGCTTTTGGATCAGCTGAAACTTTCTTTAAGCCGTCTACTGCTTTATCCATGACCTCAGCAATATACAAAGCTTCATAACGGGCCAACTCAAGCGCAGACCCTGCCCAAATCGCTTGAATCACTTCATCCAAACGCTTCGCATGCTGCTCAATCTCCGCATTTAATGCTTTAAGACCCTTGGTATGGTACCGACCAGCTAAGAAAGCCTCCTTTTCCGCTGCGCTTAGCTCTTCAAGTAATGGGTACAAGGTATCGGTCAACTCTTTACCAAGCCTGTCTATCTCTCGGTTTAGCTGATTAACAACCGTGCTCGAAGATCTATAGGCGTATGAAGCATGCTGAGCCAATGCAGCAACAATAGCTCGTTGTGCATCACGCAAACTCGCCATAATCTACGCCTCCTGGGTTCTCTATATGTAGAGCTTCTTCGTCATAGGTGCGGTCTGGCAGCTTACCCAATGTCAGGTACTGCCAGTAAGCATCAGCACTGACTTTGCCCGACATGACGGCTTGCAAGAGCTGCTGCGCCACAACAGGATCCACTGTAGTTGACTTAAACTCAGGCTTAACCACAAACCGCACATCACCCTTAGCGCCTACCCAATCTGCCGCATAGCGTAGCGCCTGCTCAATAGCTTCAGCCACAGTAATAACAATCGTGTGTAGTGTGGCATGTTGGTCGTCTTGCCTTGCTTTACGGGCTTCGCCTGACTCGGTACCGCCTGTATCAATCACCTTCGCCCCGGCCTCCACTGCAGCCATCTTTTGATCCGTCATCGCGCGACGCACCGCCTCAACACCTGCGCCCTGAAACTCAAGGTAACCACAAGAGCCCTCTGGCCCCAAGTCCCATGCTGCTGAAGGCCCTGTCACAGACAACTCTTTTTCGGGATCCATTCCGGCAACCCAAGGCTGCGGATGACTTGTATAGTGCAGGCTCGTAAAGTAATCAGCACTCAACTGGTATGACTTTAAAGCTGCTCGAGCCATCGTAAGTAATGGCACCTCATCAACATCAGGGCTATTGTCAGTGGATCCACAATAAATGATTGGCAAATACTCCAACCCTTTACGCAACGATCTATCCGGTCCAACCCGACCTAAAGGTACGGCCTCCTCGATAGTGGCGCCTTTTTCATCTAGCACCTGCGTCCAGCACAGCCCGTCTTGCAAATAGAACTCACGGTAAACATCGATTCGCTCATGGCTGTATCGATCATCGTTTTTATCACGGTACTCACGAAACACAGCCAGGGTTAAGTCTTGGCGTCCTCGCACTCGTTGAGCTTTCCAGTTAATCGCATTCCCTGCTGAATAGGTAGAAAAGTACGGTCTGCCGTCGTCGTCAATGTTCACAACCAAAGGCACACGGCCGTGCGATATTGCTTGACGAGTCATGCGTAAGAAAAGCTGCTTTAACCCAAAGCCGTCATCTGTAGCGTTATTCTCCAAATCAGCTAGTGCAGTGGGTAGCTCAATCTCTGGCACAATGCGCGACACTAAGCCCATCATCGTACGTAAGCTATCACGCACCCAGTGCTCGTACTGAGCCCGCTCTCTGTACCCTTCGTACAGATACACGCTACCTGAATCATGCTTTTCTGCCTCAACCATACCGCTAGGCTTTGGCAGGTACTTCGCGCTCTTTTTAATGGCCAGCTCACCCTCAAGTGCATCGTCCATCATCTGCCACTCAGGCAGGTGCGCGTCGTAGTCTGGGTGCGTTGTTGTTACTGACATTTATCCTAAACCTCCAATTCTACGTACGCCGCCAATTCGTTTTCTGCGACTTGCAGCCACGGCAAAATACCTAAATGCATCCGAACCATGGCTAGCCTGGTCATGGAGCGGCTTATCTTTCCAGCAACCACGCTTTTCATCCCACTCTTTGCGATAGTTCTCTAGGTGTGAAACACCCTCTTCTGTCTTTGCTTCATCGAAATAACAATGAGCCAATATTTCACGGACTTGTTCAATTCCATCATCAACGCTCGTTTTAGGCACCACACTAAAGCGCAGACTGTATTTTTCACCATCTATTTCATAACCTTCACGTGCAAGCTGCCTACGCGACTTGGCATCGCTGCCAAACTCACGGTTATCAATATCATGTGGCCCCCAGTGCTCACCGTAGGTATAGCCACGGTCTTTGAGCACCTTCATGTAGTGCCTTAGCCCTTCGCCAGAGTTCTCGTAATAATCAATGATGTGATACTCATTACCCACTTCCCGCACAAACCAAATAGCAGTCGAATCGCCCACACCAATATCCCAGTACGTATGCACCGGTAGATGGCTGTTATCAGGTAATTGACCGAGACGGCCCTCGGCGTAGATTTTGGCGAACTGCTTAGCGTAGTACGCCCCTTCAACGGATTGTTGAAATGCTTCGGCCGGTATGGACGGGTATTCCCGCTTCATATCGTCGCCAAGCGTTTTTTCTTTGGCGTGATACCAAGCCTTTTGCCCATCCGTTAAGGAAATACCGTACTTAGACTGTAGCTCAGCAAAGTAATCAACTAAACGTGTGGGTAGCGGCTGATTTGCCTCTAACGTGTACTCTGGGTTTTTCCACCAGCTAAAGAAGAAAAACTTCCAATCAAGTTCTGTAAGCGGCACGCCTTGCAACGCAAGTTTTTCCGCTATCTGACAGTAATCAAAGAAATACCCCGAGCGCCCTTCGGCCGTGGACTCAATCGTCACAAAACAATCAGCTGCTACCGCCTCAAAAGCACCCGTAACGATTTCACGGGCTTTTTCAGGGTATTTCGCACAGATTTTCCCAAACTCGGAAATATGTAAGTAGCGTAAGGTGCCACCACGAAAGGACGTGCTGACATACAACGAGCCACCTTTGGCAAAGACCAGCTCACCGGCTGCATCATTACGAGCAGGGTTAGCTAGCCTAATTTCAGCAGGCAGATTGTCGTATGCATATTTAATCTTTTCCCTAAAGAGCCGCTTAGCATCGTTTAGGGTGTGTGCAATCAACGCACATTTAGCCGACTCAAACAGCGCTGCATCTAATTGAATAATGCACTGCTCGGTCGTAAAACCCAACTGACGGGCTTTTAAAATGATATTGCGGGTATGGATACCCTCGTAATACTCAACTTGCTCCGGCGTCATGCGAAACCGCACTTTCTTACCGCGTTTATCAGTAATAAAGTACAGGTTGTTTAATCGCCATGTTTTGTCCCGGAGTCGTTTTATATGCTCCGGTCTCATGGTTACGCCTCTGTAGCTAAATCATCCATCAAATCCGATAACGACTGCACCGTCTTATCATCGTCGCTAGAGCCCAGGTTATAGGCCTCACGCTCGCCTTTAATGAGCTTGAGCTGAGCCTCAACACCAGCATTCAAGGACCGAGCATATTCATTATGGTTATTTTCGTGCACGTCCATGTCCTCCAACACATCACCGAGCTTATTCGCCAATCTACGCCAACGAGCTAAATCCTCCCGATGCCCCAGTACGACATCAGCAGCTTCGTCCGAGGCTTCATCAACAATCTGCGCATCTTCGCGCACTTGCGTATGCGCGACGGTGGTGCGCGAAACCTTGCGTGACAGCTTGGTTTTAGTCGCTGTCTTAACCTGCTCGGTTAAATCCCGTTGCCAACCATTTCTAGTGGCTCGACTACGGATCGTACTTTCACTTGTGCCATGCTTCTCTGCTATAGCACGTATTGATAAGCTACCAGCGCGAAAGGCGCGTTCGATAGCCTCCCAGTCTGGTTGACTCATATATAACATCCATAAAAAAACCGCGGTTAAGCGGTTTAGCATATTTTTAATTAATCAATAGCGCGCAACGTGAATCTCGTCACCCCATCGTCTAGGCGAACCAAGTCACACTCATCCCATTTCGCAACCAAAACTCCCTGCATGTCAGTAAGGCCCTCTTCTGTAAGCAGATATTCAGTCACGTCTACACTGAGATGCTTAAATTTTCTATTTTTAATTATTGCCAGAAGATGCCCCTCTGGATCTCTTACCTCATAGTTGTTATCCAGCTTAACCATAGTGTCCACTCCTATTAATTCAAATTTAAGTTATGAGCAAACATTATGGGCACCGGAGTAGGGCAAAAGTCCATTAGACCTAATAGCGATTTACATTAGGCAACAGTGGGATACATTTAAAGCTCTTTAACAAAAGGAGTAAAAATGGCTAAATATAAAATAGCTCACGTCAGGGAGCAGGGTCAGCAAATGATTATCGCTCCCCTAGACTCATCCTTTCATAACAAGTCACAGCAAGCTCAAAGAGAATTTATGAGCGCCTTTCAGTTAGCCGCATCATCTGCAGGGCTGGCAGGGTCCGTCGTTCTTATCTGGAAACATGGGAACACGGTTCACTTCATGGCGCCGCAACAATGGCATCCTTTTTTTAGAAGCCCTGGGATTTATCAGATGGTTATAGCAAGCATTAACAAAGAGCTGACGATTCGAGCTTAAAACAATGGGGCTGCTCAACTAGCCCTAGCTCGTTTTTAGCGATCAAAACAGCCGACTCAAGTGCTGCAATAATTTCCTTAAGCTTTCCATCTTTGCGGTGTGACATAAAAGTCATGCCGATTTTTTCGCTTTGAGACCAAATAACCTCGCCATCATTATCTAGTATTCGAACCTGCATAAGCCGCTCCATAAACGCAAAAAAGCCCCATCAATAGGGGCCTCATAAAATCGGCTGACAACTCGACAGCCTACGTGAATTAGTCTATATCTGTGTACACACTCTTGCAACGTGTGTGCACACTTTAGGCTCAATCCCGATCAAATAAATTCCTCCCATAGCTTGCGATAACACCTTATGCGCATGTTCCAGCAGCAAATAATACGAACGCACTGATACTTTCATCTCATAGGCTTTTGTTTTTACTGGGCCTGCTTTGATGTAATGCATGACTAGAGCAACCTTATAGTCGCTATGCAGCCGCTCAATCTCTCGATCTAGCCGATTTAAATCATCATCTACCAGCAACACATCAGGCTCCAGCACTTTCCCTGCCCCATCCACTACAACATTATGAAACGCCGCCTGACTTGGAAAGCCTAGCGCTTTGCGGTTCTCCCCTCGCTTCCATGCACCCCACTCGTTCAACAAAATCTCGATATTACTTTTGCTCATTCAGCGTTTCCCCATTTTTAAACAACTGCTCTAGCCCCTCTTTAGCCTTATCTGCTTTATGCTCTTTTTGACTGGCCTCGTACTTCGCCCGCTCTCTGCGTACAAAATCCACATGCTTGCTTGGGTCGTCATAACACCACTTAGGAAATGCCATCTCTACCCCTCCATCTGCGCAACTAGTACGCCAAAATGACCGCCTAGCTCTTTGGCTCTGGTGATTATTTCGGCGGACGTTTTCCCCGCTTCCGGTGACACGCTTAAGTTCCGCACTTCGCTGACAGGCTGTGAGGAATAAAGGCTCGCGGGAGGCGTTCTTGCGGCTTTCACTTTAGCCGCCACATGCAGCAATCCTTGATTTTTCGCTGACTTAACCGCTCTACGGGTTTGGCCCTCACTAAGTAAAGCGGCTCGCGCAATGCTTTGAATAGACATCGGTACCGGTGAAGCTTCCACTACTGATCGCACAAGCCCAACATTTTTCTGTGTTCTACGCATGACCCACCTCCACCAAAACAAATCCTTTCTTCGCGGGATCTAATTCCACATCGATCGTGACCGGCCTAAACACGCTGTCATCCACGCCTAACGCTTTCGCCATGCCATCAATGTGGTGCTTCATTGCGCCTAGCATGCCGTCAATATCGCGCCTACGCCTATCAGGTGCGTAGAACGTGATGTGCAGCGGTACTCGTTCACCTTTGATATTTGGCTGCTTAATGGCTGAGCGCGTGAACGCATAGCCGTCATTACGTGCTTTGACTTTGTGCTGCTGGAAAGAGCCCCAATGCTTGCCGTTACGGGCATTAGGAAATAGCGCTCTATGCGGCCAGTTGAATATCACTATCATCTTGCTAGCCACTCCTTTCGCTTATCTGTCGTTGCCTGTGGCGCCGCCTCAAATTTGCCGCACTCCCATTCACGCAGCGCTGGGTAAGTTGTGTACGCTGCGTCCTTAGCGCACACGCCACACCCTCGTTGGGCCATTTGGCCTGCATCCCGTAAGCTGAAGCTTGAGCACTCAACGCACTGAATCATGCCTGCGCCTCCGCTTTTAACTTCCGCCAAATCGGCAAATTTCGTTCTTCTGCAATTTTGAGTGCCGAGTTGATAGCAAACATGCATTTGCCTTCTTGGTTTTCTAGCACTCGCGTAACCCAGGCCAAGTGGTCTTTATGGTCTCCAATCGATTGCATCACACGTTCCTCCGATAGCTTTCCCAGTCAAACGCAATCATCTTGCCGCCGCCTTCACGCAGACGATCCATCACTCGTTCGCCCAGGTATTCGCCCAGGCCCTCGATGTTCAAGTTGCTCAACAAAATGGTGGGCTTCATGTGCTCATAGCGGCCATTGATGATTTCAAACAAAATCAGCTTTTCAGCATCGCTGCCGAACTGAACCCCGACTTCGTCCAAGACGAGCAAGTCCGGCTCGATCAGCTCAAGGATCGCTTCGGACTCCGTTTTGGTACTATCACGTCGGTATGTCTCTTTGACCGTTCTGACGGCCCCTAAAACCGTGCTAAATAGCGCTTGGTGGCCTTGCTGGATCACTTCGTGCGCAATACCAGATGCCAAGTGCGTTTTGCCCGAGCCCACGTTGCCTACGAAAATCATGCTCTGACCTTTTTCCAGCACTTCTTTGAAGTTTTTGGCGTAGCCAGTAGCAACGCGTAATGCTCGAGCTGACTTATCGCAATGAGGAATGAAGTTGTCCAATGTGCGACTAGCAAACCGTGGAGGGATAGCGGCACGCTTAAACACCTCTTGGGCATACGCTTCTGTGCGGTTAGCAACGGCAGCACGTTGAGCCTTAGCAATTTCAGCTTGGATTGCCGCCTCTGGATCAAAGCCATTCATGTGCGCTGTATTAACGGCTGCCTTGGCGACTGTGCTTTCAAGCAAGCTAGAAATATCCATTTTCATCTACTCCTGCGTTGTAATCGACTTGGCTAAAACCACTGTGCTTAGCAGCACCCTTCCCCTTGTCTGGCAGTGGTTGACTAAGCTGCCCCACGTAGTTGTCATAGTTTTTAGGGCTGAACAATGTAGCTGGCCGTAAGTACTGCCTCATGTCTGGGTTTTGCAGCCATTCTTGGCATTTACGGTCAATCACTCGACACAGCTCGTCTTCAGTTGCTCCGGCTTTTAATCGTGAGGCAATCAGACGCATGTGTGAGTCAGCATGACGGAATGCAGATCCGGTTTTCAGGTTGAGGTGGTCAATGACTCGTTTGCAGACTTGAACTGTGCTATCGGGCTTTTCATCCCCAGGCGCATTGTCGGGCTTGCTCGACAAAGAGTTATTGGTAGATTCTTTTATTGGTATAAAGTCTTTTATTGGTTGTTGTAGGTTTTCCGACTTGTCGGTCGACCGAACTGTGGATTCACCGACTTGTGGGTTTTCCGGCATCTCGGTAATCACTGGCTCAAAATTCACAATAATGCGTCTGCCTGCTAGTTTCCCTGTCTCTTTGCAGCGATTGGTTTCATATTTAATTAAACCTAGCGCCTCTAGATGCGACATGGCTCTTGAGTAGCGGTCACGACCAATACCAAATCGCTTTTGCAACCATGTGCCGATAACAGTCCAGTTGTTATCTTTGGTCTGCAAAAACGTCCAAATAGCCAATGCATCAGGATTAGTGATTGCATCCACGGCTTTATTGCTGATTGTTGAGTACGGCTTCCCAGTAGCGTGAAAGAGCGTTGCAGAGCCTTTTTTGATGGTTGTCATAGCCTCACCCCACCCGCATTGCTTAACGCTTCTACCGCCGCCTCTGGCACGTCATAGCCACGGCTACGCAACGTGCTATGGCATGACTGCAGCAAACACAACTGATTGCCGTAGCGCGCCTCAAACCGGCCTTTCCATGGGTGCACAGCAATCAATCCTGGTGCGCCAGTACCGTCTTGGTGGTGTCCTGCGCAAAGCGCCAACACGAGCCAATGCGCGTGTGGCTTGGTACGCCCATCTATGTGATGAACGCTCACAATGGGCTGATGATTACCGTCTAAGCGACAAGCGATACAGCCAAGACTTGCTAAAGCATCGTGATACCGCTTTTGGTCTGCACTCACGGAATTACCTTTCATACCTTTACTGCTCATCTTGGCTTTAGGGTTAATTTTCATTGGCTTGCTTAATGCTGACTTCTTGAAAGGGGTGCGCTTCATCGGCTTGCCACGTTTTAGTGTTGAGTTATATGCGGTCATTTCACCCACTCCGGTATGTCTACGCGCTCGGACCAAAAAACACCTCGCTCTGATCCAAACGCATATAGGTATTCAATAAACTCAGAGGCTTCTTTCACAGTAAATTTGCGTGACTGAATTCCAAGCTGAACAAATCCCGATCCGTCTAGCGAAGGGAGGATTCTGCCCTCCTGCCTCAAGGGTGTTCCTGCCTCGCGCATTACTCTTGCGAAAGCATCAATTAACAGACGTTTTGCGTCCTCTGTGTTGCGCCTACACCCAATGAGATCTACCTGTTTGGCGATATCACCAATCATTGCGTGATACTTTTCTTCTTGGATGCGCTTTTTTGTGGGTGGGCTTATGTCGCACATATACCCTTCTGGCGCGTTAAGAATGGCTTGACGTGCATTGCGACGCACTGCGTCACTCACAAGATGAAAAACTTGTTTAGCCATGCGGCACCTCCACACCCTTTTCTGCCATCAGGCCCTCTAAGGCTGCTCGTGCTGCTCTTTGTGTGCCAATAGACTCGGATAGCTCTTTGTGGGCCACAAACATGGCTTCTTTCGTCATATTTGCGCTTAAAGTGATAACGGCTTGCAGGGCTTCAGCCCCCTCTTTATTGATGGCTTTAACGCGCTCTACAGCATCGAAGTTGTCTCCAATGCAATAGATGAATTTTCTTGGCGAGTAGCCCAGCGGACGCATAAGCTCACACATGTACGCGTAGCGCAGGTCTTCGGGCATGGCCGCAAGCACGGACTGCTCAAAGTTGGCTGGCATAAAATTGGTTTCTTTGGTCTTGTCATCGAGCCAACGAAAGATACGATCCGCTGCGTTCTTGGCTAAGGTAAAAGGGTCACCATTAGACTCAAAGCGGATACCCGTTACTTCTTCTAGCCCGTGCTCTCGGTGCGTTTCAACAATGGCCAAAGCTACAGCCTCACGGCTTCCTACCCGCACTTTCCATTGATCAACAATGTGCATGAGCGTCGCTAACTTTGTTTTATGCGATTCGTTGCGCATGACTCAATTTCCTGTATTAAGTACAGTGCTTTCATCGACTAAAAGGAAAGCACAATGAATAAAAATGAATTAACGCCAGATGCGGTACTAACGAAGTTTGAAAAATCTGAGCTCATGGAACGAGCTCTTGATCTAGCGTGTCGTGCGTTTGAGAATCCAACCGATGACCACATTGACTGGGTAGCTAATCGGTTGGGGTGGAATTTTCTGCGCGGTGAGTGCGATCAGAGCGCTGTGACGATGCATTAATCTGCGCCCAATTTTTAGGCCACGATTTTGGATCCGCCCTAGCTACAGCAGCAATCACCCTATCTGTGACAGCAGAGGACAAAACGTCTGGCCACTTGTTTACCGCTTGATAGGTAACACCTAAGGCCTCAGCCGCAGAGGCTGTAGACCCTCCTAGTAATTTGATTGCGTATTCTTTTCTCATAGCTCAATTTAACTATAGTTCATTAATTATTGCAACTATAGTTCATCAATAATCGCTTATATTTCAACTATGGTTGATTACTCAGAACGTCTTTCTTTGGCAATGGATAGAGTTGGTGTAGATGTACGCCAGCTTTCTGATGCGCTTGATGCTACATATCAAGCCGTCAAGAAAGTTGTGGATGGAAAATCCAACGCCTTTAATGCCGCTAATAATGCTAGAGCCGCACAATTTTTAAATGTAAATAGCGACTGGTTAGCGCTTGGCATGGGCCCCATGGATAGAGAGCGTGGTGAAGCTATGCTTCCAGCAATATCTAGCGAGCCTCCAGAGGGATACACTAGGCTTGAGCACCTGCCTTATCAGCCGTCAATGGGAGCAGGTAGAGCTCATGATGGCGATCTGGTGGTGCAGCACTTAGATGTGTTGGATAGTTTTATTAAGCAAAAAGTAGGTTCGACAAACTCAAGCCGCATAAAACTACTAACAGGCATTGGGCAGAGCATGATGCCAGCCATTCAAGACCATGACATTGTTTTTGTTGATATTGAACATAAATGGATTGATGTTCCTGGCTACTATGTAATTGATGTTGGCGGATTGCTTTTATTAAAAAAAGCCATGATTTTATCCAACGGCACCCTAGTACTTAAAAGCGAAAATACAGAAGAATTCCCAGATGAAGAGCGCTATGACCTGGCGACAGCAGCCGACTCTATTACAGTTTGTGGGAAAGTTTTAGCTTGGTGGACGCTTAGAAAAGGATAGCACTGGCTATTTTTCCAGTTACCATTTAGGTTATAATAAATTTTCTACAAAAAACCATATAATCAAACTAAACTCTTCAAGTGAACAAGCAACCTATTATTAAAGCCGTAGACCTATTTTGTGGCGCCGGCGGGTTAACTCATGGGCTCATTCAAGCTGGAATCAATGTTGTAAGCGGTTACGATATTGAAGAGTCGTGTCGATTCGCTTATGAATATAATAATTCTGCTAAATTTATAAAAAAAGACATAGCAGACCTACAGGGCTTTGAGTTAAGAAAACACTTTGAGGGGGCTGACCTCTCGCTATTAGCGGGGTGCGCCCCATGCCAGCCTTTCTCCTCATACTCACGCGCAAAAAGCGCATCCTCTGACGCAAGATGGAATCTTTTATCTCATTTTGGCCGTTTGATAGAGCAAACAGCTCCCCATTTTGTAACCATGGAAAATGTGCCAGGGCTTATGACGCAACCAATATTTCAAGATTTTATTGATACTCTTGAAAGAAATGGCTACATGCTAGACTACAAAGTAGTATTTTGCCCTGATTACGGTATGGCTCAAACAAGAAGAAGATTAGTTTTAGTTGGATCCAAAGTAGGGAAAGTTCGGCTTATTGAGCCAACCCACACGCCTGAGCAATACCTAAAAGTTGTCGATGTCATCAATGGGTTATCCAAGCTTAAGGCTGGCGAAACATGTAAAAAAGATCCTCTACATAAGGCCTCAATTTTGAGCCCTTTAAATTTAAAAAGAATAAAAGCATCCAAACCTGGAGGCTCATGGCTAGACTGGCCCGCCGAACTTCAAGCTGATTGCCACAAAAGAGAAACAGGACGCTCTTATGCTAGCGTCTATGGCCGTATGTCATGGAACGGGCTTGCTCCCACGATTACAACGCAGTGTAATGGATATGGTAACGGGAGATTTGGACACCCTGAAGAAGATAGGGCTATCAGCTTAAGAGAGGCAGCTCTTCTGCAATCATTTCCTAGCAACTATCTATTCTTCTCGCCTAACGAAAAAATATCCATTGCAGCAGCAGCCAAAATGATAGGTAACGCAGTCCCCGTACGCTTAGGTGAGGTGGTTGCTCAAAGCATATTATCCTCTTTGGGCAATTAAATCTTGTACTGGTGAGTCACAAGAAACCGCTCATAAGAGTCTATTAGAAATTTTAAATAGGCTTTAACATCCTCAATAAGAACGTTCAAATCTCTAGCTACCAAGGCCTCACCGCACTCAACAAAAGACAAGGAGCCATGTGCTAATTGGTTTCTAATTGATTTTATGTAAAAAAAAGCACCTTGGTCATTTCTGTATGGGCGAGCCAGTCTATCTTTTAAGTCTCGTGGCGTTTTGAGGGGCACTCCTATTTTTCTACTCATCTCCTCTATTCGCATCAAGTCCCAATTCCCGCCTCCTCCTGGTGGTATTTTAATCTCAAAAGGCTTTAAATTTAGGGCTTGCTCAAATAAACTCAGCGCCTTTTCCAGTCTTTTTTCTTCACTAGCCGTTGAGTCAGCCTCAATTACAGACTTAACGTATAAAGCTTGCATTTTTTTTGTCAGTAAGGCCAACTGACCATTGATTCCTGTTTGTGCATGCCTTTCAACAGCTTCTATTAACGTAGTTATGGTGGACTCAATAAGGTTGTATAGATGCAAATAAACACTTGCATAGATCATTTTTTGCTGCTCAGCTTTTATTTGATAATAAGAGTTATCTGTTTTCAATCTCGCATTCCCAGCGCCTAAAGCAACTTCTATTTTCTCCACCAACTCAAAATAGGTTTCAATATCTTTTACCCTTCTCTCAAAAACGTCTTTAACATAATTCATTGCCCAGCACCCTTTTCAAGAAGAGCTTCTTTCATAAACTCAATTCTTCCTGTGAGGTTTTTTCTTGAGTTAGCACCGTCCGTCCTTATGATTTTAGTAAACTCTCTACTAGCCAAAATAGCAGAGACATCCTCAGGGCCTATTGATAGCCTTGGGTTTTCCTCTAATGCCAAATAAGAACCAATAGCAATAGACTCAAAACGAGTTCTAGGTGTTGTATTACTTTTTTCAGTTTTTCTAAACCCCATGGGAAGATTAGCCTCAACAAAGTCCAGCATTTTGTTGAATCTTTTCTCATAGCGCTTTATTAATCTAGGCTTCCCGTTAACCTCTTCACTCTTGTTTTTTATATACCTAAATAAAAAAGGAGAAACATCATCACGATAATCATCTAAGCCATCGGTATAGGCAAAAAACCTCGACACTAACTCCTCTCTCTCTCTTTCTTTCTCTTGCTTGATTGAAACCGGTGCTAACGTCTTAAATCGCTCATCCTGAGCTAAGGAGGTAACGAGATCCATAAAATCACCTCTTAATACACCCCTTCTTATCTCGGTTGGATTGGCAACCTTGCTTCCTGTATTTATTCTCTCAAACAAATCTATTCTTGCCTCAACATCAGTATCCTCAGATAAAATTACACCCCTTATTGACTTATTTAGTATTTTCCTTTGTCTGGAGAGTGTCAAATCCTCAAATCTTGTATTGTTTAGCAAATGAAGGCGATCCAGGCCCACAAGGGACAAGCGGTTATACAAATACTCCTCTAAAGTTCTAAGTCGCTGCGAGCCATCAACAATTTCTAGCTTTCCAGTCTCAGGGCTAATCCAAAGAAATAGGAAAGGTATAGGCAAGCCAATTATAATTGACTCAATAAATTTACTTTTTCTGACCTCGTCCCAAGTAAACTCTCTTTGGTACTCAGGCACTGTGTACTCATACTCATGCATTTTTTGCGCCAAAATTTCAATAGTGTATTCAGAGGTGTAAAAATCAATTTTTTTTGAGTATTCAATGATTTGAGATTCCATACTCTTTTCCTTCTCAGTTGTTTCTGCCACTTCTTCCTCCATTTGCTCTTATGAAACTTAAACTGAGCCTAGCAATCTTTGCTAGGCTCAGTTTAAGTTTCATATATTCCAGTTTTAATGTAGAGAAATTCTTTTATACATTTGAACTAATGTTTAATCAATCATGAACTATAGTTGACATGCGGCATGAACTATAGTTTAATAGATCCAACGCTACAGAAAACGCAGCACAAACCCTTAGCCCAACGGCACGGTTAGCAGCGAAGCGTTAGATCTTTAACAATGTGCACATAAACCCGTCTAGCAGCGCTTACGCCCTGTCATAGATGGGCAGCTAGTCCCCGCGGCTGGGCTTTTTCTGAAATGAAATGGTCGAAGGTTCGGGTAAAAACCCACCTCCTATCGGGCTGTTAGAGTCAGCGTTAAGAGATAGACCGGGTGGGCTTTCTAGTGATGTATAGCTAGACGCCTAACGCAGTGATGCGCAAACAACGGGACGGCGAGGTAGTCCTTAGTTTATTTCGATGATTTACGTGGGCGCTCTGCTCTTCTTTTTAACTTCTAAATATCTATGCTTTTGTGGAGCGTCCATCTAAATCATTGCTTATGACCAGTTCCTTTTAAAAATGATTGTTGTGTGGAGACACAATCGGGGCTGGTCACCCTAATTTGTAGTCTTCCGCGGGGTATCGCATACCTCCTGCTGCGAGCTGTAGCACGCGGAAATGCAGCGAACGGTAGTGAATAGTGATTCACAATAAGCGCCAGAGCTAGACAGCTTAAGTTCAACGTAACCTAGGCCGCGTAAGAGCCTAGGGCTACCAATAAAGCTCTTAGTGCTTGTGCACGAGCAACGATAGGCGCCCAACAAGCCCCTTCGAAAGGGCTAGGAAAGCGCGACAAGGAGCCCAAATCCTCGGCTAAGAGCTTTATTGATAGTAGGCGCGCTGAATACAGCTCGTTGGACTGCTATCAACTGCACGCCATCTCATACTTGTAGGGAGTTGGCCTGCAAACGACTAGCCCGCGTAACGGGCATTCTATGCCGTGGTAGCTCAAGGAGAGCAACCGGTAGTTAACCGGTAGGCGCGATGTGGATACACATTCGGTTCGATACCCGCACACGGCGACAAAGCGCTTTTAGCTCAGTTGGATAGAGCATTCGCCTCCTAAGCGAAAGGCCGGCCGTTCAAGTCGGGCAAGGCGCGCCAAGATTCTACGTAGTTTTACGCAGCAGTAACTACGAATACCAGCGACACGACAAAACCCCTATTCTGTAATGTCATTTGCAGGAGATTGTCATGTCGGATAAAGATTTTATCGAGCTACTAAAAGCTCTAAGAAAAAACAGCACACCCGCAGGCCCTATCTACTACGGGCCACCACAGTAACATGATTTGAAATCGCAAAGCCCCAGAATACTTCGATTTCAAATAGAAGTATTCATCACAGCCCCTACTTCACACCTAGGGGCTTTTTTGTACCTACTTTAGGAGCCGCTATGCTTTTAGAGTCTATTTCAAGCGTCGCCACTTTATCCGGCGCTATTGCTACCGCCCTTGTTTATCTCACAGCTAATCGCTGACATCAAAGAGCGGAAACCGTCTAAAAACAGGTCTATCAGCTTCACTCCAAGGAAAAAACCATGGAAAACTGTTCTAAGCCGACCGCTAGAGGCGCCAAGGCAACTTACAGCTGCCTCCGATGCGGAAATCCATTTATAGCCAGAACGGCAGATCGGAAGCGTGGCTGGGCTCGCTTTTGCTCTAAGTCATGCAAAGCAATCAAACAAGAGCAGCGTACAGGTCAATACGCCGCTTATAAAGATGAGCCGCTTTTTAGCAATGCTCACTTGTTCAGCAACGAAGAGTAGTTCAAAACGGCTAACGGTGCGCAACGCTTAGCCCTCCATTTCACCGCAGCAACCGCTGCACTTCCAAAGGATTTTCATTATGAACGTCGCTTTAAAAAAGCCCGACGCGGTTGACTGTGCGCGTCTAATTTCTATCGTTACGAGCCAAATTCACGCTTGCTTGCAAGATAAGCGCGAGTTTGTGTTTGTCACAACAACACCCCGCTTTCGTCCAGTCGCATTAAATCGTCGTGAGCTCATTCTCTGCATTTTTGAGGCTATGGAGCCCTATGACGTGGGTGATCTACTGCTTTCATTGCGTGACGACATCGTGCGGACCCGTTTATATGCAGCGCGACAAGACGCGATTATGCGCTTTGCTGAGTTCACTGTTCAGCGCATGACGGTGGCAGAAAAGGAGGCTCTATGCGCAAGCATTTGATCTGTTTTCTTGCGGCTTTGGGCGTTGTCGCTGTATATGGCCTTGCTGCCACGTCCGACATAGACGACTTAGAGCTAACTGCTCAAGCAGTGCAAAAGCAAGCTGACCACATTCAAGCGCTGGTACGCACAAACGAGGCGTACCGCGACTTTTACACAATGAAACCCACAGGAGGTGGCTATGTATCCAGAACCCCGCTTTGATGACCCTTCACGCACAGCTGACTACGGCTATTTTCGATGGGAACGTGAGCCAGCGCCAAAAATCACAAAAGACATGCTGGCTGATGCAATTGAAACTGGCGTTGAGCTAATCGGCGCGCCATTTCGCGACTGGCTATTAGCACTGTTTGAAGGCTGGCGTTTTGATGTCGATATGAACGAAGCGCGTCTGATATTCAAAGCCATGCTGAATAACGATGAAACTTACACCTTGGCGATGGATATTTTAAGTGACGTCGCTTTTGAGATATACGGAGCCGATTATGAGTGAAACTCAAATCATTGAAACCCCTGCGAATAGAGCCCAGGGCATGGCTATCCCGCAAGAGGTTCAAGCCTCACCCATGGGGCTAATGCTACAGGCTGTAGCTCAAGGTATTCAGCCCGAAAAGCTCGGGGAAATGATGGCGCTGCAGGAGCGCTGGGAAGCCAATGAAGCACGTAAGGCCTTTAACCTAGCAATGTCGAGTTTTCGCCAAGAGTCAGAACATCTGCTTATCGCTAAAACAGGCAAGGTCTCATATGGCGGGAAAGGGGGTAGCTCCACCAGCTACTCTCATGCACCCCTTTCAGAGGTAGTGAAAATAGTATCCCCGGCCTTAGCTAAGCACGGCCTATCCTTTCGGTGGCGCACAGAACAACAAGGCGGCGTAATTCGCGTGGCGTGTGTAGTTACCCACCGTGACGGCCACAGCGAAGAAACGTCACTGGAGGCCGCTCCAGATCAGTCTGGTGGGAAAAATGCTGTGCAAGCAATTGGGTCCACAACGACCTATCTACAGCGTTACACGCTAAAGGCTATTTGCGGTGTTTCAGAAGCTGACGACGACACTGATGGCGCAGTCAACGAGCTAACGAACCATGAGCAGCAAGAGGCCCATCGGGTCTGGATTGTCGCAATGGAGCAATCAGACAGCTTGGATAAGGCTAGCGAAGTGTGGGATGCAGGGCTAGAGGCTTTCTACCGACAGCAGGATAAATACTCGCTGACTATGGAGTTCCGAGCCGCATACCAAGCAGCTCGCAAACGTTTTGGAGCGGTTAACGGTGTCTGATTATCTTATTTACAACGCACCTCAGGGTAGCGACGCTTGGCACGAGGCGCGCGCAGGGGTTATCACCGCCAGTATGTTTTCTACGATCTGTAAGAAAGTGAATGGGTTAACAGCTCAGCAAGAAACTTACGTTAAGTCTATCCGATCAGGAAAAACAGAGGCTCAGGCGCGTGATGATGCAGGCTATAAAGCCTCTCCTAGAGCTGAGGCAATTGGCAAAGCAATCAATGGCGAGCCTGTCGGCGAATGGTCTGAAGCTACGCTCAACTACGCTTTTCGCTTAGCCATTGAGCGCATTAGCGGAAAGCCACTAGATGAAGGGTTTGAGACATGGGCCATGCGACGCGGTTCAGAGCTGGAGCCCGAGGCCCGTCTAATTCACGAAATGAGATCCAAGCTCTTGGTTGATGAAGTCGGCTTCGTATCCACTCCTGACCGCTTTTTTGGCGCTAGCGCTGACGGCATAGCCAGTGATGGCGCAGGCTGTGAGTACAAGTGCTTTATTGCACCCGATAAGCTGCGAGCGTTTTGGTTTGATTTTGATGCCACCGAGGTTATGCACCAAATCCAAGGCGGCATGTGGATTACGGGGCTAAAAAAGTGGCATGTTGGGGTTTACTGCCCTGACCTGAAGCCAGCAAAAAAAGAGCTCTGGCTAAAGACATTTGACCGTGATGACGACTTTATCGAGCAAATGGAACTAACACTACTTGAGTTTAATGCTCTAGTCGAATCTTACAAACAACGCTTACTGGAGAGTTAAATGGCCCAGCTTATTGGTGTTGCACGGCTTGGCCGTGACGCAGTGCTTAGATACACGCACGACGGCACACCTGTTGCCGACCTGTCTTTAGCCTTTATTTATGGGCGAAAAGACCCAAACACAGGGAAACGCCCTACTCAATGGGTTAAAGGGTCTCTATGGGGCCAAAGAGCCGAATCCCTAACCTCGTATCTGATTAAAGGCTCACGGCTTAATGTGACATTAGATGATGTGCACATTCAAACATTTAGCAAGCAAGACGGTACGCAAGGCGTTGCACTTGAGGGACGTGTTCTAACAATTGAGTTCGTGGATAGCCCAAACCAGCAACAGCAACCGCAGCAACAAAGCGCCCCACCACCTCAGCAACCGCAGCGTAACTATCAGGCTCCGTCTATGAGCGGCATGTCCGATATGGACGACGACATCCCTTTTAACGCCTATTTTGCCCGCAACGCTTACTGCATTTAAGGAAAGCAAATGCAAATTAATCCTTATCCCGCCCAGTCTTTGCTTGGGAAGATTTTCGATCTCTTAAAGACAAAGGAACGCCCGATTACAGTCACTAACGTAGCTGTGGCACTGGGCTCGACTTACGCAGCCGTCTATAGAGCTGTCTACAACGACAAAATCAAAGTAGTTCAGTCCGACTATATCGACGGCGTTCTGCACGTTAGATTAACCGACACGCATAAAAAACAGGAGCCTACAGTGTCTATCAATGAAACTATCCAAGATGTCATGGTCAGCGACAAAAGCGAGCACGGGCTGCACGTCCACCAAATCGCCCAAAAGTCACATGCTACTCAGCCCGAGGTGAAGCTTTTTATCAAAGAGCAAAACGGGCTTGGAAACATCGAGGTGCATCCGACGCAAGGCAAACATGGCCACCGGTACCGCTGGGCGGGTCCAGTCAGCTCAGGCATTAAAGAAGAAATTCTAGGGCTCGCAAAAGAGGTTGAGGCTGAATCAATTGACGAAGCTAAGCCCGAGCCGGTGGCCGATGAGCTAGAGCAGGCCAAGGAACCCGAACCCATCAAAACCTTTGAGCCTGCCAAAGTAACTAAACCCCAGCCCGAAGCCAAGGAGCCAGAAATGACACAGCCCGTAGCTACAGTAACCCCAAAAGTCCGCTACTTAATTCAAGCCGCCAAAGATAAGATGGCGACAGCCAATAGCGAAAAAAGCGCCAAGCAAATTGCAAAGCGCTTTGTAAATGAGGGGCATAAGCGCGTGGAGATCAGCACGATTTACCCGTATGCGGTGGCTAAGGGTGGGATTGAGGTAGAGAGGGTTTGGTGATCAAGGGAATCCACCCAAATTTTTGCTTATATGATCCCTATAATTAGCAACCCCCAATTCAGCCTCTGCATCTGAGGAAGCCCCTAGTTTTATCAAATAAACAATTGCCTCTTCATCTCCTGCAGCAGCTGCTATTAAAGAGCCCAGTTTTTGATTGTACTCATGCGTAACCAACTTATCATGGCTAACCCCTAAGGCTATCGCAACCTCCTCAGTTTGCTCTGCCCTTATATCCCCCATCAATGTAGGGTAATTATCCGCAAATTTATCTCTACCTTTTCGGACTAGGCTATTCCATAAATCAGGCATACTTTCTCTCTCATTAGGTTTGCTTATGACCATTTTACCTCAGGTTTTAGACCCCGCCTGTGGCGGCCGTATGTTTTGGTTCGACCGCCAAGACCAGCGTTGCCTATTTGGCGATGTACGCCACGAATCCATTGTAGTCACTGACCGCACGCATAAAGAAAATGGCACCCGTGCAGTGCACATCCATCCAGACGTGCAATTTGACTTCCGTAACATGCCTTTTGCTGACGATACGTTTTACCACGTCGTTTTTGATCCGCCGCATTTAGTCCGCGCTGGCCCGCGTAGTTGGTTAGCAGCCAAGTACGGCAAGCTAGGTGCTGATTGGCAGGAGGATCTACGCAAAGGTTTTGCTGAATGCTTTCGAGTGCTAAAGCCTAACGGCACACTGGTTTTCAAATGGAATGAAGTGCAGGTGCCGCTTAAAGACATCTTAGCTCTTGCCGACGAACCGCCGCTTTATGGGCAGCGAGGCGGACGACAAAATAGGACGCACTGGGTTGCGTTCATGAAACCAGACCTGCCTAGCAGCATCAGCTAACAACCTCCCTCCACTCCTCAGGCTTCCTACCTGTCTCTATTGGTAGGCATCATACCCCACGTCTAAAGGAACCCCAATGACTAAACTCAACCTCGTTCTAAGCGTTAGTGAAATACAAGCCCTCAGCAACGATGCTGGCCCTGATAACCCTTTAGGTCTAGCTCGTGCCGTAGAGCGCGCAACCCTAGAGCACCTATCCAAACGCCCACCTGCAGCTTGGCAACAGCTTGTTTACGAGCTGTGCGTCAGAGAGGCGACTAGACGCAACATGCTGCCCCAAAGCATTTACAACTGCATGATGAAGGGTACTGGTAACGGCGGCCTATACCCTGACCCTTTAGCGTCTTTAGCTGAGTTAGCTTTAACTACCAATACGGAAAACAAAGAGCCGAATATGTTCTGGGATGCTAGTTGGCCTGAGCGCTGTGAAGAAAGCATTCATAACGTCTTAGTCGCTATGGATGCAGAGGTTGGCACAAAAGTAGAAATTCAACGCGCTATGAGCCTAGAAAACATAAGTATAGAGGTTACGGGCTATGACGAAGATGAAAACGAATACACATACGTTGAGGTGAAAGAATGAGCAAGTTTAAAAGTGTTTTAGGCGAAGAGGTTTGCGGGGCAATCGGGCTATTCTTATCTCAAAAGTTTGGGTTTGATAATGTAACGCCAGAAATGGTAAAGCTATTTAGCATGGGCATTGATTACGGGCAAGAAGCCGTCCTAGCCAAGCTGCATGAGCAGCAGGAGCCAGAATGGTGGGCAATACACATGAAGGATCGAACATTTGCCACCAACAATAAAGACGAAGCTAAAGCCTATGCAGAAGTGAAAGAGAAATGGGCTCCTTTGGTGACGCCCCTCTACACCCACCCTATGCCAGCCTTAGAGCAAGAGCCCATCGGCTACCTACATGCTAACGAAATTTCATTTTTAAGCGCGAAAGGCATTACCGCCGAGCAAGCTCAAGCTGATGATTACAACATACCGCTTTATACCCACCCTGCACCAAACCCTAAAGTCTTTAGCCTGACAATCCCCGAAGCAGAGGCGTATATAAAGCAATTAGAAAGTGAAAATGACGCTAAGTATGTGGCTTTTGGGGCTGATGCTTACTATCACTCATGCAAAGAGTTGGAGCTTTGGCAGCAAGAAAGACTAAATAAAGGACTTGATGAAGGGCCTCAAGGCACACTTATGGGTTGGATGAATTGGGCTCAAGAGTTTATGGACAGCTTCCATGTTCCGGCTAGTGTTACTCGGCTGCAATCAGAAGTTGAGCAAATGACTCTTATGCTTGAAAACAAGGAATGGGCTGATCATACCGGACAGTCTGAGTTGGGCTCTCGGCTAGAGTTTGCTATTTCCGCTCTCCTTAATGAGCTGCATGAGGCCAAAGAACTCACTTTTGAGTCCAGCAACATAGCCAAACTGTCGCTATCCATAGACACCAAAGAGGTGCAAGCGCTTCTACAGTCCTATATAGATAGTCTCAAAGACTGGCAGCTAGTACCCAAGCACCCTGACCGCGACACACTCAGGAAAATGTTTTACGAAATATTTGGTATGGACGGAATAGAAGAAGAGTATCTGGCAGCGAGGTACAGAAACATGCTTGCTTCATTTCCTAAATATAGCGCAGGCAAATCATGACCACCATATCTATTGCTACAACAGTCTATGTTGACGTTGATTTGGATGAGATCGACACAGACGATCTTATTGCAGAGCTTGGCAGGCGCGAGGTTGATCTAGGCAACGGCATTGATCCAGACAGGCTAGAACGCCTTGGCAACGACCTATATTACGCTTTGCTATATGACAGGAACGATAAGGCGCTTAAGGCGGCCAAGCTTGTCGCCGAAGAAATTACAGGCTGAATAATTAGTTAAGAGCACCTAACTCCTCATTTTTATAAAAGGCACACTATGCTATTCAAAAATGCCAAATTCTTTCGCCTCCACCCCGATTTTAAATACTCAGTGGAGCAAATAACCGAAGCGCTGGATAAACAAAAATTCAATCCAGTGGCATCACAAGAACCAGTCTCAAACGGCTGGTTTTTTATTGGGGATCAGCCGCTAATCCACGCTGGCCAACAGGTGCTTTTGCAAATGCGCACCGAAAAGAAGCTGTTGCCCAGCACTGTTATCAACCAAGTGGCAAAGGAGCGGGCTCAAGAAAAGGCCGAAGAGCAAGGCTACAAAGTCGGCCGCAAGCAAATGAAAGAGCTTAAAGAGGATCTAATTACAGAGCTACTGCCACGCGCCTTTTCAGTACATAGAGACGTTTATGTATGGCTAGACCTCGATAATCGTTGGCTTGTTGTTGATGCTGCATCGGACGCTATAGGTGATGAAGTGATGGGGCTGCTAGCTAAAACCTTTACTGTTTTTCCAGCAACGCCTATTTATACAGAGCAATCACCCGCTTCTGCCATGACTTCTTGGTTGGCCGACTTTACCCCGCCCTACCCCTTCAGTATCGACCAAGACGCCGAGCTTAAATCGTATTCGGAAAGCCGTGCAACGGTGAAATACGCTAACCATAATCTTGATGGTGATGAGCCAAGGCAGCATATCGCTGACGGCAAGCAATGCACACGCCTAGCTCTAACGTGGGCTGACAAAATTTCCTTTGTGCTGACCGACGCTCTAGAGATTAAGCGCATTAACGCTACGGACCTCGTCAAAGAGCATCTAAATACAGATCAAGACAGTCACGATGTATTTTTAGCTGAATTCACGCTATTCACAGGTGAGTTTAATGCACTGCTGAACGACCTAACAAAAGCGTTAGGAGGCGAAAAGCGTGTCATCTGAACAATATTACGTGGTAAGCGTGAGGCATACGCATAAAGAGCACCTATACATTACGGTTTGGGGTCCCAATAATTGCGGCTATCGTTGGGCTTTGTCTGGCGCTGGCTGTTACTCTGAGGACCTGATCCTAAACAGTCTGGATTACTACAACAACGGCCCTAATATCGCTGTACCCTGCTCTATATTGGATGACATAGCAATACCGCCAATCAAAGGTCATCACGATAATGACGCAGGCCCTTGTGTAGAAAATAATAAGAAAAACTGGCAGAGAATACTAAAGGCCGCGATTGCGCCGACAAAGTACCCACCTCAACCTAAATACAAGAGAGTTAAGAAAAGGAAGGCTGTATGCTGACATTCACAATCTGGCTACTAATCACCACGTCACCCACAGGTGACGTTTTTATTGATGGTCACTTTGAATCATTGCTGCAATGTTTGCAGATGGCCATCTCAGAACAAGACTGCATCGAGGGCACTGTTATACGTCCAAAGGAGCAATATGATTAACGAAGAGCATATTCATATACCGAACAATCCAAAGCCCCGACTTCAGCATATCGAACCGGGGCAATTTTTTACTCTTTTGGAGCATAGAGAAAAGCTGATGCTACTGAGTAAAGACGACTTATACGGCTATGTGGAAAATGGCCGGATTGGTTTGAGCGCTGAGTTAGACCCGAATGGAATGGTTTTTGGGGATGGAAAGGGATGGAGATTAAGGAGTAAAAAATGAAAGACAAGCTGCTTTACCGCCTACCAGATCTACAAAATGTGATTGGGCTATCTAAGACCACGATCTATGAATTGATTAAGATGGGGATTTTCCCGAACCTGTTCAAGTAACCTCCAGATCCGTAGCCTGGAGGGTAGCTGATGTGGTGAGCTGGGTAGAGTCAAGGCCTGCAGTTAATCTTGCTGTCAACGAGGGGGTCGAGCACCGGGAAGCCAGTCTTTAGGATTCCCAAGTAGTTCTGTTAAATACTCTCCAAGTAGATCAAACGCCTGCTTTCTCTGCGGCATCATCCTTTGCCGTTGATAGATTCGGGTAACTTTTTTTGTTTCTCTGTGGTTTAGGCATCTATCAATTACCTCGGGAGAGACGCCTAACTCACCCATAATAGTAGCGGCGGACCGTCTCAAGTCATGTTGCGTCCATTTCCCATCCGCTAGGTCTAGCTCCGTGGTATTTTTTCTTCCTGCTACAGGCTTCCTGCTCTGCCGATCTGTTAGTCGTCGGGTAACTTCCTTTCCTGAAAGATGCGTCCCCTCCTCCCTTCCAGGGAAAACATAGCCAGCGCCAGATGTTTTAAGATTCTCCCAGATAGCCATGGCAAAATCATTGAGATGGACCACATGCTCGTCAGTGTTTTTGGACACCTCTGAGGGAATTGTCCATGTTCTGTCTTTTTCATTAACATGCCTTACTTGCATAGACGCAACTTCTATAGCTCTGGCTGCCGTAGCTAAGGTCCACCAAACAGCTAGCTCAATATGTATCGGCAATACGCGCCCGTCCACTGCTCTTGGAGAGTCGGGCGCTGCGTTAAGCCTTCTTTTTAATAAAACCAGCTCAAACTCAGATAGGACTCTTTCGCCCTCAACTTCCTGCCCTCCGGCGTCTTTTCTTCCAATTGCCGCACTCGGGTCTCGCAAAATCCACTCACGCGCCATGCCGTATCTAAACATTTGACGAGCTTCGGCGAGAATTAAATTTGCAGTCCTCATTGCTCCAGCCTGTCTAGCTATATCAATAGCTCTCATTATCTGGCCCCGCTTAACTTGATCTAGCGGTATATCGCCAATTTGGGGTCTCACATATTTATTAAATCTGGATTTAACGGCGGTCTGACTGGATTTGTTTGTACGATGCACTAGAACGTAGCCCTCGTACCAAGCCTCAAATAGCTCAATAACCGTTTTTGGTACATCCCCTTTGATTCCTGAAGACATCAACGCCCCTGCATTTGCTGGGTCAATGTTTTTGCTAAGGATGGCTTTCCTAGACTGCAGCACCTCCCGCGCCTCAAGTAGCGAGATATCTGGATATAGCCCAATGTATTCACGCACTCGTTTTTTCGTTGTTGGGCTGGTGTATCTAACGGCCCAAAGCTTAGATCCATCTTTCTTGACGCGTAAGGCAAGGCCTCCACCGTCAGTGACCTCGTACTCTTTGGTGCCGGGTCTTAGGGCTTTGATGCCTCTGTCAGATAATTTATTAGTTGCCAT